TCTGATATTGAAGCTTATGAAAACAAGTGCCTTGTGGAGACGAAAGCAAAATGAACGAGAAACTAAATGTAGCTATGCGCGACAAGTACTGGGACGAAAGAAACGTAGATGAAAAAATAGATGCGCTCCATCAGGAGCTTGTGCAAACACGGTATCAACTAACAACAGCACTTTCATTGTTAGAAAAATTGTTAAACCACTCTCACGCAGATGGTTGTGTTGTCGTCCCTATCGATAGGAAAACTGAGCGCGAATATTACCTTCCCGTTTCTTTGCAGCATAACAAGGAGCCAAGATGAACGACCTACGAAAAGCCGCGCAGCAGGCGCTTGAGGCGCTGGAAAAACTAGCAAAGGTTGAACATCCTTCTCATAAGGTGACATATAAAAAACCTGTGAATGGTCATATTGTGACTATCTACCCGCACAAGATTGCCGTAGATGCCATAACGCTATTACGCCAAGCCCTTGCCGAGCCTGAGCCACGCAATCAATGTGCAGAAACCTGTGAGCGAGCCACGCTGTGTGCAATCTGTGCAGGCGGAATAACTGAACAAGAGCCGGTGGCGTGGATGGGCATAGACATTGAGGGAAATCCAAATAAGTTTCGATTGAATTTTTTTGGCGGGGCTATTCCGCTGTTTGTCAGAAACGAAGACAGAACCACGATTGCTGATAATGAAAAAGATGGATCGCCTTGTCCTGAATTTTGGGATTGGTTGCCAAGAGCCTACAACTTCGATGGCGATGGCGTTTTCACAAAATACAACATGGAAGTTGCTTTTCTTGCTGGCAAACAATTTGCCGATGACGACGACACATCGCAAGAACGTGTCGATGAAACGGTGAAATGTAAACATGAATGGGTTGGGCTGACTGATGAAGATCGTAAAAGTTTTTACAAAAACGCCTATGCCATATCCGATGATGAGTTGATTGAAAGAGTCGAAGCCAAGCTGCGGGAGAAAAACACATGATTAGCTGGCTATCGAAAAAAACTTGTGATTGGTTTCATGCTGGCGGTGACATCAAACGTGACCCCTATGACCGAATTAACTGGCAATGCAGAACCTGCGGACGATGGGGTGAGCCTGTTGATCAACAAACAGAATGGCTGATAACAGAGGCTGCAATCCAATCCAAGCTAAAGGAGAAGAACAAGTGGTAAATATCGTAACAGGGCTACGACTGAAAGAAACAAGCTAAAGGAGAAGAGCGCATGAACACATATCCATTCGCAGGAGAAATCAAAATGGAAAAGGTAATCAAAGACGGTAAGGAAGTGATCGAGTGGGAGGGGATTGATCTGACTCAAACAACCACGACATACACCTTCACTCCCCCTGGCAAAGAATGGGCACGTATCGACAAAGACATGAACGTCGTGCATCTAGACATGGAGCTATGTGCTAAAGGCCCACACAATGCTTACACAGCACTGGCACTTGCTATCTGGAACAAGGCGATTGCACAAGAGCGTGAAGCCTGCGCGAAGGTTTGTGAGGATCGTGAAAGAGCGAATCTGTACGGCGTGAAGGAATGTGCCGCCGCCATACGAGCAAGAGGTGAGCAATGACCCAAGAAGAACTACACCTTCAAGCCGCAGCGTACGCTAACAAGCGCAAGGAGGCGTACTTGGACTATGTGAAAAAAGAAGAAAGGCTGAGCGAAGAAATGCTCGGCTGGATCTGGGTAGCACACTACGAAGGGTGGAAGGACGCTATGGAAGCTGCCGCCGCCATACGAGCAAGGGGAAACACATGAGCAAACCTTTACTCTCCCGTATCGCGTCGGGTGAATTTGATGTTGTTAAAACGCCAGGGAAACACTTTAATTTAAGTTATAGTAAAAATATATCTACTGATGGTGTAGAGATATTTGTTTTGTCTGATGAGTTGTCCTTGGCCGCGCAGACTTTGCTGAATTCACCTGAAAACGTAGTGCCGAACGATTTATCTACGCTACGGTTACCTTACAACAAAATAGCTATCGAGCTTAAACAGACTGAAGAAGTAAAAGCTTTAAGAAGAAAACAATCTTCTACAAAAGAAGATGACCCTAGTCTATACCCAATATCGGTAACTGGAATGTTAATTACCGCTTATCCTGAGCATGGAAATACAATAACAATACAATCTTATTGGGAGTATGAAGGAATGAACAGTGTTGAAGTATCGATGATATGTTTGATACTCAACGCACACGAAGCTATTAAACGAAATACTAGGACGGCAATAATTAAATACCCTTTCACTACGTTAGAGGTAGCGGTTCTACCTTCACCATATATAGTTTCTAGAATGCTTGATAAAGATTTGCCAAGCATAAACCTAGACTTTTTTAAAGATCCAGATATTCTTTCTCAATTGATAAAGGAATCTTCAGATGAATTAACCACAAATCTATTTGCGGCGCTGATGCTTATTAACTGCAAATCTGGCGTATCTGCAACACGTATATCAGGTAAAACTTTATCCCCTGCGTTCAGTAAAAAACTGAGGAAAAAACTTTCTTCGCCATCATATACAGTACTGTCAATATCCGAATCAGAATCAGTGACACCTACAGGAGTTGTATCCAGACGTTCAGATATATCAGCTCACTATGTGAGAGGACATTTTAAATGTAGAAGAGGGGGTACGTACTGGTGGAACCCTTACATTCGTGGTAAAGGTGAAGTCCGTAAACGGGAAGCATATAGAGTTGTGGCATGAACCTAATAACATTAGACCTAGAAACTTTTTACAGTCAAGAAGTTTCACTGACCCGACTGACGACGGAGGAGTACGTCCGTCACCCTGAATTTGAAGTCATCGGTATCGGGGTTAAGATCAACGATGCCCCTGCTTATTGGATTTCAGGGTCGCGTGAAATGTTAAACAAGCATCTGAGATCCCTGCCTTGGCGGGACTCTATGCTCCTGTGTCACAACACAATGTTTGATGGCTCCGTGCTTGCCTGGACATTACAAATCTCTCCACAAAAATATCTTGACACACTTAGTATGGCTCGCGCCCTGCATGGTGTGGATGCGGGGGGTAGTCTCAAAGTCTTGGCCGAGCGGTATCAGATCGGGGTGAAAGGCGAAGAAGTTATCCATGCCAAGGGTAAACGCAAAGCTGACTTCACGCCCGAGGAGCTTGCACGTTACGGTGAGTATTGTGTCAACGATGTCGAGTTGACTTACAAATTGTTTGGGTGCATGGCCCACAAGTTTCCTGAGTCTGAACTAGACCTCATAAACTTAACCTTAAGAATGTACATTCACCCTGTGTTTACCGTGGATGAGAACCTTTTATTAGAAAGGCTAGAGGATGTGCGGGCGGAGAAGTCTGAACTTCTTGGTTCGCTAAAAGAAAAGCTGGGGTGCAATACCGAGGAAGAGGTAAGAAAAAAACTGGCATCAAATAAGCAGTTTGCGGAACTCCTAAAATCTTTTGGTGTAGAGCCACCGATCAAAGAAAGCCCGACCACGGGAAAGCCCACGTTCGCACTGGCTAAGAACGATGAAGGGTTCCTTGCGCTCACTGAACATGAAGACCCGTTTATTCAGCAACTCTGTGCTGTGCGTCTAGGCACGAAGTCAACTATCGAAGAGTCCCGCATCGAGCGGTTCATCGACATCGGTAAGCGTAATCAACGACGCTTGCCGATCCCACTAAAATATTATGGCGCACATACTGGACGCTGGGCGGGCCAAGACAAGGTCAATTTCCAGAACCTACCTAGCCGCGACAAGAAGAAAAAGACTTTAAAGAATGCCGTTGTGCCATACCCCGGCCACTTCGTCATCAACTCAGACTCATCGCAGATCGAAGCTCGCATACTTGCATGGCTGGCTGGGCAGACTGATGTGGTGGATGCCTTCGCTCAAGGCAGGGATGTGTACTCTGAGTTTGCTACTAAAGTATATGGGCGCCCCATATCAAAAGAGAATCCTATAGAACGTTTTGTTGGAAAAACATGTATACTAGGACTCGGGTACGGGACAGGTGCGGCCAAGCTCCAGCATACTTTAAAGACTCAGCCGCCGGGGGCTGTCGTTGATGATGACGAGGCCAAACGCATCGTTGATTTATATCGATCAGAAAACGACAAGATCATTGACCTGTGGGCTGACTGTGATGACTTTCTTGAGAATCTTATAAGCTGGCCTAAAAACAAGAAGGACTACTACATAGGAGTTCACGACTGCGTGACCGCTTGTCCAGAGGGCATACTTTTACCCAACGGCTTTTATCTGCACTACCCCGAGATCACCCGCGATACATCCGAAGCTAAATCTAGAATTGTTTATAAATCGCGTAGAGGCCCAGTGTCTGTCTGGGGCGGCTCAATTGTTGAAAACATTGTTCAAGCATTAGCACGGTGTGTCATCGGAGAGCAGATGCTTTTGATCAGCGAAAGATACCGACCAGCACTGACTGTGCATGATGCTGTTGTAGTTGTTGTACCAGAAGATGAACTGGATGAAGCCGTTGCCTATGTCATAGAATGTATGAACACTAGACCAAGCTGGGCACCTGGGTTGCCTATCACATGTGAGGCTAAATATGGTTTATCCTACGGAGCGTGTGGATAGGAGAAATTAGTATGGAATCAGTTATCAATTGGTCTTACTCTCGTTTAAAAGATTTCATGGGTTGCCCACGTAGACACTACGAAACCCAAATCGCAAAGAACTTTCAACAGCCCTACACGCAAGCTCTACGCTACGGTAATGCAGTACACAAAGCTCTGGAAAAGTACGCTGTAGACGGTACACCTCTTCCAAACAATTACAAGCGATACCAAGGCTACGTCGATGGCATCTTGGAGATCGACGGCAACAAGTACCCAGAATATAAGATGGGGCTACTACCTAACCGCAAGGCATGTGACTATGAGGATAAGAACCGGTGGGTTCGTGGTATCGCTGACATGATCATTGTCGATGGTGACACGGCGCACATCGTGGACTACAAGACTGGCAAGGCCAACTACCCCGATCCTATGCAGTTAAAGCTCATGGGCTTGATGGTGTTCGCTCACTTCCCAGAGGTACTGAATATCAAGGCCGCGTTGTTCTTCATCATGCACAACGTCATAGTTGACGAAGCCTACACAAGGGATCAAACTGATGATCTGTGGGCACACTTCACACCCCACCTTGCTCGGTGGGAAGAGGCTCACGCAACCAATGAATGGGTAGCTAACCCGACTGTACTGTGCGGCTACTGTGCCGTGCGAACCTGTGAGTTCAATAGGAGTTGACATGCCTTACGTTAACAAACCAAGGCCATACAAAAAAGAGTATCAGCAACAAAAAGCTAGAGGTGAACATGCAAACCGCATGGAGCGACAACGAGCTAGACGAGCTGTTGACAAGCGCGGTAAGGATGCTGATCACGATGGTACGGCAGACGCAAGAGAAGGTAAGGATATCGCTCATCGACGCGCCCTATCAAAGGGAGGTACGAATGGAGATGGATACACAATACAATCTCCAAGTGCGAATAGATCCTTTCGCCGTAACTCCAAACGACAATTAGTTTCGGAAACCAGCAAAAGAGAAAGAAAAAAGACTTGACATATTCAAAGTAGACCTTATAATTTACTTGTATTCCAGACGGGGGGCGTTTCTCGGCAGTTGGAACGTCATAGTCGTTAGGTGTGAGTGGACACCCCAAAAAACCGCATCAACTAGGCAGCGTTTACAGCTTTACATAGTGGAGCCTCCTGGCGTGTTAGGTCTAGTCGCATCGTCGGGGATTTTCCCCGACGCGTGCGTGACAAGTTAATTTAGTTATGGATAAGTTATGCAAGACTATAGTTGGCCCGGAATGTTCAAGCCGTTTGATCACCAAAAGACCACGGCAGAATTCTTAGTTGATAACCCACGGGCTTTCTGCTTCAACGAAGCAGGTACGGGCAAAACGTCATCGGTCATATGGGCCTGTGACTACCTGATGAACCAAGGCATCCTCAAGCGTGTGCTAATCATCTGCCCCCTATCCATCATGTATTCAGCTTGGCAGTCAGACCTATTTAAGACTGCTATGCACCGTAGAACGGCAGTGGCCTATGGATCTGCGAGCAAGCGATCCAAGATCATCAACAGTAACTATGAGTTTGTCATCATCAACTATGATGGTGTAAATATTGTAGCCAAGGATATTTATAACGCTGGCTTTGATCTGATCGTTGTTGATGAGGCCAACGCTTACAAGACCTCAACAACATTACGCTGGAAAACACTCAAGGCTTTAGTCCTACCATACACAGGGTTGTGGATGCTGACAGGCACTCCTGCTTCTCAGTCGCCTGTGGATGCGTACGGGCTTGCCAAGCTAGTCTGCCCAGAGAATGTACCAAAATTTTTTGGAGCATGGCGCGACAGAGTGATGTTCCCCGTTACTAAATTTAAGTGGTCGCCCCGCCCCGGCGCTAGAGATGTGGTCTACAAAGTATTACAACCTGCGATCAGATTCACTAAAGATGAGTGCCTAGATCTGCCAGAGGTCATGTATCAGTACCGTAGCGCCCCCATGACTGGACAACAGCAGAAATATTATTTATCACTTAAGAATGAACTGCTGATCAAAGCAGCGGGTGAGAAGGTCAGTGCAGTCAATGCCGCCGCTATGCTTACTAAATTGTTACAAATTTCTGGTGGAGCTGTTTACTCAGACAGCGGAGAAGTGTTAGAGTTTGACGTATCGCATCGCTTGCGTGTGCTTGAAGAAGTGATGGTTGAGACTGAGCGCAAAGTTATAGTCTTCGTACCGTATACGCACACGATTGAGCTTGTTCATAAACATCTTATCAAAGGAGGTTACACAGCAGAGATTGTCAACGGTCAAGTCAGCGCGGGTGAACGTGCTGCTATATTTTCTAGATTCCAAACAACGGATCATCCACGGGTGCTTGTTGTACAACCTCAAGCAGCGTCGCATGGCATCACACTTACAGCAGCAGATACGATTGTGTTTTGGTCGCCTGTCATGTCAGTGGAGACGTATATACAATGTGTAGCCCGTATCGATAGAGTAGGTCAGCAACACAAGATGACTGTCATACATCTTGAAGGTTCAGAAGTAGAGAGAAAGATGTACCGTATGTTGGAAAACAAAATTGATTTACATGAGAAGTTAGTTGAGTTGTATTCATCTGAAATGGAGGCTGAAAATGAATCTGAATGATGTTGTCAGTGCATTCATGGGCATTCGTGGAGAGCGGGAGAAGTTAGCCGCTACGTTTAAGTCCACGGACGAAGCACTGAAGGCACAACAAGTTGTGCTTGAGCAAGAGATGTTGAAGTTGTGTGCTGAACAAGGTGCAGATAGCATCCGTACCCCAAGCGGCACGATTAGTCGTAAGATTAAGTCACGGTTCCATGTCACTGACTGGAACAATTTTTATGAATTCGTGATTGAGCAGAAAGCACCACAACTGCTTCAGAAGCGTGTTCATGAAACAAACTTTGAAGAATTTATGGTGGGGCGTGAGAAAGATGGTTTACCCCCCGGCATAAACGTAGCCCGTGAGTACACTGTGACTGTGTACAAACCGACAAGCAGGGACGTGGTAATTACCCCCCCCAATTATGAGTTGTTAACCCAGTAGGAGTTTAGTCAAAATGAGTAATGATCTAGCAGTAGTACTTCAGCAAGCCGCCGTCGTAACCAAAGGTCTTGATGACGATACCAAAGCAGTTGCCGGTGGTATGCAAAACTTCAGGATCTCCATCGCTGGTGGAACCTTCCGCATGATTGTCAACGGCAAAGAGCAAGCCTCGATTGAAGATCGCAACATGAATGTGGTCTTTGTGAAGATGGCTCACAACCCATCTCGTACGTACTATGAAGGCACGTACAAGGAAGGTCAAAAATCTTCTCCCGTATGTTGGTCGTCTGACTCCAAGACGCCTGACGCAGAGGTACAAGACCCGGTGTCGCCTACCTGTGCCGCGTGTCCTAACTCGATCAAGGGTTCAGGCCAAGGTGGTACGGGTACAGCTTGCCGTATGTCTTGGCGTACTGCGGTTGTCCTGCCTCAACAGCTTGATGGCCCCGTGTATCAGTTGGTGCTTCCTGCAACATCTTCTTTTGGAGAAGAAGAAAATGGTCGCTGGCCCTTCCGTCCGTATATACAGATGCTTGCGTCCCATAATGTCAGTGCTGGGGCGGTGGTTACCAAGATGCAATTTGATACGAAGGCTAAGGTTCCGCGTGTACTTTTCTCTCCTTCGGGTGCGGTCGATACTGATGATCTTGAAGCCATCCGCAAGCAAGGTCAGGCACCAGCCGCCATCAACGCGATTAAGATGACGGTTTACAAGTCAGACAAGGGCGAGGATAGTGAACCAACCAAGCGTGAGAGTACTCAACGTGCCGAGGTCGCGGCTACTAGCGACGGCACTGCCTCTGACCTTGTGAAGAAGTGGGCTAAGAAAAGTGCCTAGGGGCTACACTGCGGAGTTCATTAAGGAGCTGGATACCAAGACCGTCAAGGACGGTATCCAGATTCTCCTTGCCAAACGATGTGTTAAGGCAAAGATTCATACGACCATCGTGGCTAAGTTAATGAAAGTCACCCGTATGACTGTTCACAATTGGTTTCGTGGGAAGCCCATGAATGAGGACAAAATCCCTACAGCTCAAGCTCTCATAAAAATCATTGATGAAGATTTAGCAAAAGGAGTGCTACCGATAAAGGACTACAAGTCCTCAATTGAATACTATAAAAGTCTGACATCTGGCCCCAATTAAGTTGGGATTGTCTACGGGCAGGGCTGGTCCCTGCCCTTATTGTCTCTACTGCCATGTACGAAAAATTTCTTGAGGCAATACTGCCTAGCCAAGGCAACTATTGTTTGTGCTCCATGAGTGAGCCTAACAGGATGCGGCAAAGGTTTGTCGAAAATGCATCCTTAGAAGAGTTCTACAAGTTAATTGAAAAAGTAAAGAAGGAGGCACACACTAATGTTTGGTTCGCGTTGTCATCGTTTGAAACCGCTTACTCACGAGCAGGGGACGACTCCCTCTATATCAAAAGTTTCTTCCTAGATATTGATGTAGGTAAAGAGAAGAATAGCTACGCATCAAAGGATGAAGCCCAAGATGCGGTGATCAATTGGATCGAGAAGGTGAAGCTGCCTGAGCCGACTGTGGTTGATTCAGGTAATGGCTTTCATATCTATTGGATTCTCAAGGAAGAGATACCAACTAAGGAGTGGCTACCCTACGCTCAGAAACTTAAGCAGTTATGCGTAGATCATGGATTGGTGATCGACCCTGCTGTACCAGCAGACAGAGCAAGAATCTTACGAGTCCCAGGCACTCTTAACTTTGGTAAGAATTGTGATGCAGTTGACCCACCACTAGCTGAAGTCATTACAGACATCACGATGTACTCACTAGAGGAGTTTGTGTCCTGTCTCGGTGAGGTCGCTAAACCTGTAGGTGAATTCAACCTCACTCAAGTCAAACGAGGACTTGATGAGGATACTAAAAAACTTCTTGGCTATGACGACTATGAATTTGAATTTAGTGAACTTGCACAAAAATCTCTCGCAGGAAACGGATGTAACCAAATCCGATGGATCATCGAAAACACAGCTAGTTGCCCGGAGCCGATGTGGTACGCTGGAATATCTGTCGCCGCTAGGTGTGTTGATGCTGATACAGCAATCCATCTCCTCTCTGAAGGACACCCAAAATACACCCCAGAAGAGACAGAGCGAAAAGCCCAACAAAGTCTTTCCGAAGCAAGATGGGCACACGGCTGCGAAGCATTTGAAGGTCTCAACCCCGGCGGGTGTGATGGGTGTCCGTACAAAGGTAAAGTCAGATCAAACTCACCAATCGGCATCGTTGCCAGACTTAAGTTGGCAGAGCAAAGTCCTGATGATTCCTCAGAATCAGCCAACTCAGAAGAAAAAGGCAGCGAGGTTATACCGAAGGAATTTTTAAAGTTCCCTCCTGACTTATTCCCCTTCATGCGGCCAGCCAACGGTGGCATCTATTTTCAGCCAGCCCCAGACAAGAACGGCATCCGACAAGCACCGTATCAAGTCTACCCCTACGACATCATTCCTATCAAACGGCTAACAAGTCCTTTTGAAGGAGAGTCACTGCAACTGATGATCAGAATGCCGCAAGACGGTGACACGCAGCATATCTTGCCGCTTCGCTATCTGGGTATGCCTGACAAGTACAAGGAGTTTTTGTACAGCAACGGGATCATGGTCAACGACAAGGGTGTTGCATTACTCAAGGAATATTTTATGAAATGGGCTTCACACTTCATCCACAGAAGAAAAGCAGAAAACATGCGGATTCAGATGGGCTGGACTTCACCAAGCTATGAATCCTTTGTGTCAGGTGGCATCGAGATCACACCGAAGGGGGACTTTGAGTGCCCTGTCTCACCGTCATTACGCAACGTGTCGCCTCACATTAGACCAAACGGAACCTACGGTGGATGGCGCACGGCTGCTGAAGAATTTCTTAGGCCAGGGTTTGAACTGCACAGGCTATCTTTACTGACTGGCTTTGGATCGATACTTGTGCCGATGACAAATATCGGTGGGCTTATTATCAGTTTGTCAGGCGAAAAGGGGTCAGGAAAGACAGGTGCTCTGCAAGCTGGCTTGAGTGTGTTCGGTGATCCTATAAAACAAAAAATCACAACCCAAGACGGCGCGACTACCAACGGTATCTTTCAGAGAGCTACGACACTACGCAATCTTTTAGTAGGCATCGACGAGACATCAAACTTCAAGCCGCAGGTCATATCGGATGCCATATTTAAGCTACCGATGAACGAGCAACCAAAGATCAGGCTACAGACTTCATACAACTTAGAGCGCAAGGTGTCGGACGGTTCAAGTCAGCTTGTGCTGATGACAACCAACCAGTCAAACAAACAAAAACTATTTGCCACAGGCAAAGCCAACCCAGAAGGTGAGCTTCGCCGCTTACTGGAGTTTCATATCAACAAGCCGCCGGGGTTAACAGAGAGCGAAGGCCAGCACCTGTTCAATCCGTTCAAGGAACACTTTGGTCATGCAGGGCCAATGTTCGTCAAAGCGCTGTACGACTACAACATCGACAACGCTAAAAAGACAGTCACTGACTGGAAGCTACGTATCCTCAAAGACTTTGTTGATGACACAGGCTACAGCTACTGGACGGGAGGATTGGCGGCAATTCTTGCCGCTGGTGAGATAGCTATTAAGAGCAAGATACTCGACTACGATCTTGAGGACTTATATCGGTTCGTACTCAAAGAGATGTGGGACATGCATTACCAAGAGCGTAGGACTAAGAAGTCTTACGAGGACATCATCAATGAGTTCATCATCAACCACATGAATTCAATACTTATGATTAATGATGGCAAAGTGGTGATGGAGCCGAAGGGCGACAAACTGTTAATCCGCACCGAGGTTCACACAGGCAGGGTGTTCATATCTTCATCTGCCATGAAAGAACACCTCGATAAGTTGCAGATCAATATCACAGCCTTTGAAGGCGAGCTATTGCACAAAGGCATCCTCAAGAAGGGTGGCAAGAACATGACTGCGCCCTATAAGCTGCGGTTCGGCGCAGGGTGGAAGTTCAATGTAGCCAACATTCAAGGCTACGAGTTCAGACTGGATGTGTCTGATCTCTTTGATGAGGACTTGTCCAGTGATTGAGGAGCCAGAGTGGATTCTGCCCTACGAGTTTATGGAGGTAGGTGAAAGCTTTTTTATACCTACCGTCCACATCGCTAACACCCACCATGTCATTGACGAAACATCTAAGCGGGCAGGTGTGCGGGTGAAGTGCTACACCATCGTAGAAGATGGTGTGCTGGGGGTACGATGTTGGCGGCTGGCTTAGTCTGGCTCAATACCGTACGCGGCAACGGACTGTACAAAGGCTGATTTCAACTTGTTCTGGTTATCAATCAAAACGCGGACTTGGTCTTGCCTTTCTTTGATCGTAAGGTTTGTATTAGTCCTTGTTTTGTTGGCAAGCTCACGCAACTTGTTTAACTGCCCGTTGAACTTGTTGTAGTAGTCAATAACTGACTTGTCGTAAGGATGTTCTTGGAAATAGTCAGCTATCCGTTCTGCATCGCCGCTTGAAGTATAGGCACGATACCGCCGCTCTAAGTTCTTAATCTCTTTCTCAACTTCACTGAACTGCCGTGCGTCGTAGTTAGATGGAGCCTTCAGATAGGCATCAAGCAAGAGCGTATCGGTCTTGAAGTCAAAGTCTCGGTTACCGGCAATCGTATGCGCCGTGTTGTAGCTCCATGATGCAAGCCGTGACACACCATCAAGATAGTTATTGGAGAAGAAGTACATTGTGTTGGGAGACACATCGATCTTGCCATCTGACATGTTGTACAACAAACGAGCAGCGTCTTTGAAAAACTCTGGGATGTTATCCCCGCCTGTGTAGGCATCGTTATTTCGTGACTGCCTGTTGTTGTAGATCTCGCGGCCAAGGCCGTCCATGTTCATCGCCCACTCAAAGAGAGGCTTCAATGCACTGGGGAGTACGGAATCAAGGGCGGCTTCTACGGGGTGCTCAAACTTGTTAATCTTAGAGATTGGAATAGGCATGAAGGATTCAGCGCCAGCATCTAAGACGTTGTTTATGAACTGACCAAACGACTGTGAACCCGATGCAAAGGCTGCGATCTGAGCACCTACCGATGCAAAAGCGCCAGGACCAAACCCCCAAGGTATTTGCAAGACAATATCTTTGCCGCCTGACTGTATGCCTGTATTAAACCTTGCATTACGCACCCATCGTGCTGCGTCGTCCGTAAGAACTTTGTTCCTACCTTCATCGTCATCGCCAGCCATAGCTGCTGCCATCATAAACGTAGCCGCACCAACACCGAATAGGGTTGCCGACACAGCCGCAGCACTCTTAGTTCTGTTGCGATATTCTTTGACAAGCTTGTTGATGTCAGCGTCCGTTAGCTTACCAACGTCCTCGGCTTCTTTCTTAACTATCTTTTTGAGTTCTTCGTCGGATTTGAAATAGTCAAGGGCTGGAGACAAGGCTTCGTAAGCGCGTACTGCGCCTGTGGCTGCTGGCCTGAAGAACATGAAAAACGCGCCAAGTTCTTTACCCCTGATGCCTGTTTTTTCAAAGTTAGCAAGGTTTTTAGCGTAAGCAACAGCTTCAATTTTTGCTTGTTCAATGGGCATACCTTCAGCTACAAACTGATCCCGCATCGTACGGTAAGCGGCAATGCGAGTGGACATTTCAAACATGTCGAGCCACGCATCAAAGAACTTGTTAGCCCCACTCAGCGACTTGATGATTCCATTTCGGTCTGCTGCGTTGACTGCATCTGTCAAGTTATCTTTGATAGTAATACCTTGCAGATAAGCTACCCGCCCGCCTAGTTCGTAGTAATCGTTTAGATCTTTGTAGAAAGGATCACTCTTAGCAAGACGTGCCATTTCAGCTTTATTACCGCGACTGAATGCAAGCGAGTACTTAGCGGTTTTAGTAAAGCCATTCTTAGCTAAGATCCCCGCCATTTCAGACATTACTTGCAGCCCACGTTTGCCCGAAGTCTCAGCACCAAGTACCCCTGCATAGGTGAACAAGTTACGCAGGAAGTCCATTGGAGCAAACGCTGGGTTGTAGCGGGTATGCATTTGCCCAAACATGCTGGTTGCTTTACCTAGACTATCAATAAACCAATTGTCATCACGTAGGGGTCGCTTGATAGCCTCAAGTAATTGCTTATCGTTTATTTCATAAATCTGAATCTTACCGTCTGGCAAGTAATGAAATATGTTTTTTACACCGCGTTTAAGTTCTTCATTAAGTTTGTTATCAAACCTTTGTTCAAACGTAACAGTCTTAACCGGCTTACCACTAATTATCTTTGAGTCTATAAGATTCTTAATAGAAAGCGTGACCCCAGCTTCATGCCTACCAAGTCGCATAGCAGATTTACTAGCCTCGTTTAGGATGTTAAGGATTGGATTATCCGCATCACTAATACGACCATCAAAAGCTTCTTGTTTGTCTTGAAGATCCCCACCAACGTTTTGCCCAAAGTAATCTAATTGATAGTCAGAAGGCCCAGTATCAGGTCTACCCTTAAACGGGAAGTAAAACTTAAAGTCATAGAAATCAACTAAGTTCTGTACTGGCGGTGAAAAGTAGTTTGATTTTTTGTTAAGGTCAATCGTTGTCTGTTCAATCTTTTTAAGTGTGTCTATTAGTTTACTAGCCTTAGCTACATTCCCGCCTTTAAACGCCTGACCAAATGCTTCTATTTGATCTAAGCTGTATGGGCCTAGTGTGTTGTAGGCTTCATTGTTCATATCAAACAGTGGAGAAGTCTTGACCCCTTTTGCAGCAACAAGAGCTTCTAATTTAGCAAGTAGTTTTTGAGCTTCTTGTTTAGCAGCAGCATCACCTAACTTATTTCGGTCTATTTTGATTACGTCTTTCATGATGCTGTCACGGTCTCTAACTGCTTGGTTATCAGCTAAAGGCACTTCCCGCAGATACTTAATTTTTCTACGTTCTGGGTCATGCAAGTGAATTGCATACATGTGTAAGCGAGCTAAAGCATCTTGTACTGTGATGCCCATAGACTTAGCTAAATCGGCCAACATGTCGTTGGCCTTACTGATGTCTGTATAAAAGTATTTTTGGTATGCGTTTTCTGCGCGGCCTGCTGATGTAGCTAAGGCTGTACCTAAGTTGTTTTGGTCTTTGCCAAACGATATTAACTTGCCAACTCTACGTAAAATATTGTTTATACGATCAATTCTATACCTATAGTTCTGTGCTTGCTCAATAATTCTTGTACGACCGTCTTTATTAAAGGCATCTTTAAGAGCACGAGTTTTTGTGGCAAGCGTCGGCTTTTCAGCTTCCATCTTCGATACAAAACGGTCGCCTGTTTCTTTGATTGTTTTATCAGCCTCAGCATCGGTTATTTGCAAAGACTTATCAAATTCTGGTATGGCTTCCGGCACACTAAGAATTTGTTCAAAGTTTGCCATAAGGTCAAACAAAGCATTTTGTTCGTTTAGTTCTATGTTGGCTACGTCAGTCTGCGCGGCAGAAGTGTCATCTCTACCAGCAATAATGGCAGCATCTACAAGACGATTTATTCTTGACTCATACTCTTGTTTAGATATTTTTTGCGGTTTTTCGCTGGGGCGTTTTTCTCCTTTCTTACGCCCACTTTTACCATATTCAATCTGTTGAACTTCTATGTCTGGTATTTGGTACTCTTCTTCAGCAATAGCTTCTAACTCTTCAAGTGCTTCTACGTTTTCTATTGAAGGTTCAACTCTTTCTTCAACAGTATCTCTTAAAGCTTGAATGCTGTCATACAACTCACGTTTTCTAGTAGGTACAAATTCTTTTGGAGTAATACGTAATACTTTTAAAAGTCCTTTTATACCTAGTAAATCAGCTATCCTATCAACTAAAGTACTCCATGTACTCGGCAATTTTGTTGTGGGTATAGGCGACGGCATCTTACGTAAAGCAGTCTGCATATTGGGGTCAGACAAACCGTAAGATATAAACTCATACACGTTTTCAAACGCGTTTGGAAAGCTACCTTTAATACCAGGATTTCTTTTTGCCGCGTTGTATATTTTAATTATGTCTTGAGCAGCACGTTTTTGAATATCTGACATGCCAGCTCTATCACCCTTAAGATATTTATACATCATCTTAACGGTAACAGCATGAACAAGCTCGTGCATTAGGGCGGTTTCATTTAGCGCCCTGTCAGTAATAGTAAGAGTATCTGTGCGGGGATCGTAATCCGCAATAAAGGTACTGCTTTTTCCTTCTGATCTTAAAATACGCTCCGCTTCTTTACGGGTAGTCGTATCTTTAGATAATGTTGGTATATACCTAATTTTTGTGTCGATGCCACCTAAGTCGCGTATCAGTGAAGCTATGCCTCTGTTAATAGCTCCAGATAAACGAGTAGCCCCAGTAACAGCTTGTAAAAATGAAGTGCCTGTATAAGGCTGTTTTCTTTTATAGCCTTTAGCTGAACTAGCTAAATAATCAACTACTGTTTTTAAATCACCTTGCTTAACTGCCGTTGAGATTTCGGTAGGCAGTTCAGTACCAGCCATACCAAGTTTTTCAGCTTGTATTTCACGTTGAGCTTTTTCGTATGCGCTTTCCGCCTTACCTTCATCTAGTTCTTTTTGAGTTACTTCTTCAGCACCTGAAGACTCATTGTAGTTTTGTATTGCATCAAAACCTTTGATGATTTGTTGACCCGTTACTTCACCTTTAAGAGGGGCTTCACTAAGATAGGCTTGCTGCTCATCTTCAGTAAGATCAGCAAACGAGGGCAGATTTAATTTGCGAAGCTTTGATTCAATCTTACGATTTATTTCATAAGCTGCTATTGAATTGGCTACTATATCTGACCTTTCTCCAGCTTCGTCAGTAAAAACTTTTTTCTTGTCACGGTAATCAGATAATTTAGCTAAGGCTTTGGTTGCGCCCGCTGGAGTAAAATCTTTACCCAAAGCATCCATAAAAACTTCGCGTTCATCAGCGGTTAACTTACCGCCCTTTTCTACACCAGCCTTTTTTTCTTCAAGCGTTAAATCACGAAATAGCTTTGGTAGCCCACGAGTTTTTAAATCTTTTGACCCTCTTTCGGCGGCGTCTTCATAAAGAATAGCCACGCGGTCTCGCTGCTGAGCGTACCTTGGTTCATCAAACGGCCTTAGTATTTCTGATGCAAAGTTAAAGTCTTCTGGATCTACTGGTTTGTTGCGCCTTAATTCATCTCTTACTGAGTTAACAAAATCTAACTCTTCCTCAGACAAAGTTTCTTCAATTTCTTTTAAGCGAGCTTCTTCGCTAGCCTTGATTGAAAGAGCGCCTTTGTCTTTTGCAGCTTTTTTTCTAGCTTCAAGAGCAGCTTTAGCCGCAGCTCTTTTATCGCTTAAGTCTTTTGGTTTAGTTTCAACAACGGGTTCGGTTGTGGTTGCAGCGGCACCTGCCACTGCTGCTCCTTGAGCAGGCGCTTCTTCTCTTGCTTCTTCTTTTTGCTGGGCTTCAGGGGACGTAACGACACTGAGGGTTCCTTGTTGAGTTGCAGGGGCTTGTTGTTGGGCTAATGCAATGTCAGGTTGTTGCGCTCCCACTCCAACCTGCTGAGAAGCATCTGTAGCACTCCCCATTCCGTCGGTAGAAGGTGGTGCAGCTCTTCCGGTAGTGGTTTCACCTCCGGGTCTGACAGATAGATCAGTGCCTGTTCCACTTGGCTGTTGGTCAACTTGGTCAAGTTGCTCACCTTGTTTCTCCTCTGTAGCTGGTTTAGGCGTCAAAAATTTAGTCAGCGCATTGACTAATTCTTGGTTATTTTTGGCGCGTAAAAAACCTTTAACTTGCGTTTCAGGCAAGCCTAAAAGACGAAGACTATTCTTGATCTCATTCTTAACGCCCCTTTCTTTTAGGGCTTCTGGGTCAATAGTGAACCTTTCTAAGTCTTTGAGTGTAGTTTGAACTTGTGCAGGATCAAGATCTTCAAGCTTTAACTTCTTAGCTTTCTTCTGGGCTTCGTCAGTTTCTTCAGTCGTCGTTTCTTGTTCTTGGTCTTTTAACGTACGACGAAACTCTTCAGCTTGTTGGTCACGCGGCGTAGTCCCAGGCAATGCACCCAACCCAGCACCGAGTCCCGCACCTGCCAAACCTTCAAGAGCTGCTTGGCCTGCAACCCCTCTAAACGTAGGAACGTCAAAGCCTGCGCGTTGCAGTGCAACATTCTCAGCTAATTGTTCTTGACCAGCCTGCGCCATTTCAGGCACAGCTTCAGTAGCTCCTGCGGTAGCCGAACGGCGTAATAGCCCAGGTGCCGCAGCCTCAATCCCTTCTTGAGCCGCCTTCTGAGTAAAGCGTTTCAGGAGAAGATCTTCAACACCGATCTTACCGGCTATACCACCAAGCACCGTACCCGCTAAAACTTGGCCCCAGTTTTCTCCTGTGTAGGACTGAGCTTCACGAGCTTTACGCTCGGCGACTTTAGGATCTTCCCCAGAATCTGTGAGTGCGCCTTTAACAGCTTCGTAGATCGTGCCTTTGACAGTACCAGCACCCATTGCCCCGCCGAGTCCAGTCTGTACTGCACCGACACCTGCTGCTCCTAATCTGGCAACTGAACCAAGAAGACCACCGACAACAATCGGTGCGGCAGTGCCAAGAGCTTGGGAGAGCATATCAACAGGCGCAGTAGCAAAGGCTTGGACTGCGGCAACAAGCTGATCACCAATGCCTTTATCTTCGGCATCTTTCATGATCTGAGCTATCTTTTTCTGATCGTTTTTAGCCTGTGCTGAATACAACTCACCGAGCATATCCTCCATGCCACGGTAGGCTTGCGATACAACATTATCAGGCCCAAAAGCATCCGCAATCATGCGGATACCCTGCGCGGCACCGCGTGCTATACCAATAGGTACGTCTGCTACTTGGCGTAAGAAGGACTGCTTTTCTGGCGCTGGTGTAGCTATTTGCTGATCTAAAGCAGCAAATTGTTTTTCTCTTTCTTCAGCTCGTTTACGGCGTATCTGTTGTTGAACAAAACCAAATAATTGTTTTTGAGATGCGTTTTCTGGTCCTTCTATTTCATAGATTTGACCATCAGGGGCTTCAATTTCATAGATACGCATAGCAAACCTTTACTGTGCAGGTCTTGTACCACGAAGTTTAAACCCAGAAGTATCGCCACCAACATCACCTATTAAAGGCGCATATGTGTCATCTATACCTTGAATTATTAATTTCTTACGAGCCATTAAATTGTTTTTCATTTTTTGTTGATCTGGATTTAGTTTGCCGCCTTGCATAACTTCAAACTCAGATAATTTATTAAGTTGAGCGTCAACTTCTTTTGTAGCATCAGAAATCTCTTGCCTTCTAAGCCCCATGTAACGTGCTTTAGCTTGATCGTCTCTGTATTCTTTTCTTCCTTCTTCAGCTTCTCTTCGTGATCTTTCAGAAGCAGCAGTTTGCTCACGAGTAGCTTTAATTTGCTCTTCCCCAAGATATTTTTTGAGACGTAGTCCTTCTTCAGTAAGGGCAACACTTTCATAACTTTGGGCAAGATCAATAGTGGCTTTAGCCATACTATTTTTAGCAGCGTCAAAAGCTGTTTGTTTTCTCTCTACATTTTCGTAGGCTGCTGCTGATTTAGTACGCGCCGCAGTTTGCTCAGCTACAGCAAGATCACGTTGGAGCTTATCGTACTCTTTACGCTGTTTTTGAAGATCTTTAACGTCTTGTGCAAAGCCTTTCATAGCTTCGCTAGCACCCTTACCAATATTTGCAAAAGCATATGGGGATGTACCACCCATGATTGCTAGACCAGCTTCAAGTAATCGTAAGTTAGCCGCTTCGCTACGATCTCCTTTTAACGCTTCTTTAGCTTCTTCAAGTTTAAGAGATTGTTTTTGAAAAAACTCAGGATCAACCCCTGCCGCTACGTCGGCTGCTTTCATCCTTTTAACTTCTTGTTCTGCTGTAGTTACTTCCGGTAATTTCATTAAATTACGTACTTGCGATTCAGCTCTATCCATGTAACCCGCATACGGCTGCGCATCCATTCCTTCTACCACAGGTCTTACCTGCGCTGATGTCGGTGTTGAGGTAGCGGCAGGTTTGGCAGTAGATGGTTGTTTTGTTTTATCTTGCGGTTTTGTTTCAGCTCTAGGAGAAATGATAGAAGACAAATTAACCGCAAATGGCTCATCTCCTCTACTGGCAACAATACTTCCAGGCTGTATTGGCATGTCTGGACGAGGACCAATTACACGAGAAGGTTGAGCTACTGAAGTAGTATCTAAAGGACGCCCAAGATAAGCCCCTTGGCCTTGAGCACCTGCAAGAGCCATCAGACCAGCAGTTCTTGTTGATGAATCTTGGCTAGATCTAGGTAAAGTGATAGCCCCTTCTCCCCCGCCTAATGGCATTTGTGCGCTTGGTAATTGGGAAGTAAAAGCACGCGGCCTAGGGGATAAAGGAGTACCTTGAAAACTAACTTTTGGAGGAGGTAGGCTTTCTCCAGGAGTATTTGCTATGTTAGCGTCGTAATAGTTTGAAAGTTCATCATAATTCAAAGTAGGATTAACTTTTCTAGCTGATGCTATCCATTTTTCTTTTGTATCACCGCCCTTAGAGAACGCAATCATGCCGCCATCAGCATAGTCAAACATGTTGTCAGGCACGGGTAGGCCGGAGATGCCACGCTCCATCGCAGGTGAGGGCACTTGGTTATTACTGATGGCAACCTGACCACCGTAGGCCATACCGACTGGAGCTTGTTGCGGTGCAGCAGGTGGAGGCATAGCGGGTTGTGGGGGCGGTGCCATCCCAGTGTCTTGAGCGACTGTCGTGCCAGACGGTGGTTGAGTGTTTGCAGCGACAATCCGTTGGATCGTCATCATCGCCATGAGTGCAGTCGTGGGGTCAATCTTCCCCGCAGCAGCGTCCATCTTCAGGCGTTGCACGTTAGATCCGTAGGTGGCGACAATGTCACCAACCGTACGATCTGCGGTCCTATTGACCGCTTTTTCTAGTGTCCGAAGGCTCATTTTGGACCCCCGCCAAGCATGTTATACAGCCCAATCCCTGTCAAGCCCAAGCCAGTCAACTGACTAGCAAAGCTCGGTGGGGGTGTAGTTGCCGTTTGTGTTGATGCCTGCATGGGGATACCCCGCAGTAAGTTAGAGAGTTGGCCCACTTGCGTCTGCCCATACTGCGCTTGATCCATAAGCATACCGCGTTGTGCGTCCATCTTCTGTTGCTCGACAGCGCGTTGTAAATCACCAAACGCGCCTTGTGTCTTAAGCGTATCAAGTTCTGCTGCACGCTGTTGTGTACCAAGCTGACCAAACGTACCTGCTAAACCTGTAAGCCCTTGCGCCGCTCCCAATCTGGTTTGGGCTGCTTGTTGTTGTGCTGCTTGATTAGCTAACTGCGACTGTAAGTTTTGACCTGCACCAAGTTGTTGCACACCAAGTGAGGATTGTAGATTTTGTACATCCACACCCATTTGTGCTGCGCGATCTCTTTCAAACTGTTGCTGTGCGTTTTCAAACGCAGACTGTAGACCTTTAGCTTGAATATCCGCTAACGTGTTCTGCAACCCTGTTTCCCGTTGCCCTTGCAGTAAAGCTTGTCTTGCACCGCCATAAGTGCCTTGCCGCGCCGCAGATAGATTTTGACCGAGCTGAGCCTGTTTAGCAGCAGTTAGTGCCGCTGTCTGCTGTCTATCAACAACAGCCTGCATGTACGGAGACATGTAATTTTGAGCTTCAGTAGAACTAAACTGCCGAGCTGGACCCATTTGAAAGGTCGTTAAATCAGGGGCAGCAACGCCTAAACTTTGGAAATTTTGTAATGCTTGCAGCCCTGACCCCGCTGCTTGCCCAGCTTGCGTACCCAGTCCATATTGTTCGGGCGTTGCACTCATTGCTCCTAACTGCTGCCCAACTTGCGTCTGAAACGGCGAAAGTCCTGCAACACTACCTGCACCCATCAGCCCCGCTTGAATGACTGGTGAATATTGGGCTTGATAGGCAGCTTGACCACTTAAGCCACCTGGATAGATAGCCGATATACCCCGCTCTATAAGCCCAGGTTTACCTGCTTCACCCGCATAAAACGGTTTAAGTACGTCGGGAATATCGCTCTGTAAAACTTGTGTCGTCGTAGTCATGACTATTTCCTCAAGCAGGCATCAAACGACCCGTATCTACTTCGGGCGGTTGTCTTGTTGTGCCATGCCGAGCCTTCCTAACTCGATCCATCATGGCGTAAAGTTTCTTAGACCCAGCGTTACTGGAGCCGTTACCTAGATCTGCAACAACGTCGGCAGGGATCACAAACTCACCATCAGCGAGACGCGCCTCTTGAACACCCTCGATGGTAGCAGGCACACTATCACTCATACCATCCCCTGCGCCATTTATTGTGCGTGGTTCGTTAGCAGGTCCAGTGGCACCTCCGGCAACCATAGCGGCTATATCACCGCCCCCAGCGAATCCAACTGAGCCTAGCGTACGTAGAAAAAGTTGTCTAAATCGTTCGCGGTCTTCTTCAGTTCTAGCATTTGCCATTGCTTGTTGAAGCTCAAACTGATTCATCTCATCAGCAGCTTTGACCCCACCCATACCAACCGCAGCCGCGCCAGCAGCCATAGTAGGCGTTACTTGCTTACCAAATACCGACCCTTGTCCGGCGGTGAAGGCTTCCCTCGCACCTGGAGCACCTGTGGCCGAACCCATAGCGCCTTGCCCCACGGCTTGTATATTTTCTAAAAACTGTCCGGGCATTTGTGTAAGTGGGACATCGGCTATTGACTTGAATGTATTAACTGCGGGGGCTGCTCCACTACCCACCACATTTGCCGCCTGATCTGCAAACGCAGGATTCATCGACGTATCTATTTGCGGCACCGTAATATCTGGAGTTGGAGCGTTTGCAGCAGCGCCCGCCCCCTGTGCCAAACTACCCATGCCATAAGACATTAAGCCTGACATCAAACCACGTTTGAAATCAAACCCTTTACCCCCACTAACTGCACCCGATAACCCGCTAATCAGGGCTTGAGCACCAAGACCAATACCTGTAAACGGCAGTACAAACGGTAAGACTTTGCCAACACCTTTTAATAACTTCTTCCAACTAAAGTATTCAGGTAATCCTGTCTGGGGGTTTATAGTACCCGCACCACCTGCGGCTTGTAGCATCTGAGCTTCTTCGGGGCTAATGTGAGCTAGCATCGTGTCGCCAAACCGACCTTTCTGTGCCATCTCTTGGGCATAGCCTTTCATGGCAATACTGCCCAGCCCTCGACCGACACCACCCCCTTCCGCAAAGTTTCGACGTTGCCGAGCTAATAACCCTTGATAAGCACCGACGTTATCTTCAGGAGTCATTTGAGCAAGTCGTACAGCTTCTAGTCCTTTAAGCTCAGGACCAAACAAAACATTACGGGGAGTTTCAAATATTTTTTGTGCGCGGGCAGTTTCTAGAGTGACTGGAGTAATTCCAAAATCAGCTAAGGTGTACGCTTTTTCACCTGCCATAACGTCACCGCCGTCAACAAACGCTATTGGCCCACCTTCACGCCCAACCACAACTTCGTCTTGTTTAGTGCCGGGTATATCCGTTGCGGTCGTACCCTGCCCTGTTGTAGTTACAGTTGACGCAGAAGGAAACATCGCTCGGGCAGCTATAAGATCATCAGCTGTAATCCCGTAATCTTTCATCGCACCTGCTACATCCTGCGGCCCCAAACCTAAGTCCAAAGCAGCAGCAATATTGCCGTAGTATGTTTTAGGGTCCATGCCTTGTGCTCTAGCTGCGGCAAGTCCACCTTGGCTAGGTGCTGTAAACCCAGGGGAGGTGTATGAAAGCGCAGGAGCCTTACGTGCTTCAGGAATAGCTAACAACCCCTTACCTTTAGCAACTGCGGCATCATAGTCAGTCAACGTGAAATCAGGAAACCCCACTCGTTGACCACGCAACGCATTATTAGCCAGTGAAACTGTCTGTTCAGGGGTTAGCCCACGGTTGCGTGCATACTCAAGGATTCTTTGAGAAGCTAACGTATCATCAGCATCACCAGCATAGATAAAATTACGAAAAGCTTCCTCGGGTGTCGGTGCTCGCCCCATTGTGTAAGTTGGCATTGCTCCAGCCGAACCTGTTTTAGTACCCCCTAGTACTTGTTGATACGTACTAAGTGACGGACCTTTTGTAGGCATCACAAGCATATCGGCATACTGCCCCGCAGTTCTTAATTGCGCCGGGAGTTTAGAAAAATCTACACGTTCGGCTGTTGTCGTAGATAATTCTTCTGGAGCGGTTGTACCTGACGATATAGTTTTAGATAACCCTGAAAGTCCTTTAAACCCTTGTTCTGCCGCAGACTTAACAGGCGCTGTAGTGTAGAGCTTCCCGCCGATGGGTACTTGTGTTGTAGTAACAACTTTATTATTAACTTTAGTCGTTACTTTTGATGGCTCAGGGGGCGTAAAGTTAGTTAATCCTGTAGGATCATAAGCAAATGTATTTGCAGCCGCAGCAAGTTGGTTGGGAGTAAGCGTTGTAGGGTCAACGCCTAATTTTGATAATGCTTGCTGAAGCCCCTGCTCTTGCATCGTTGCTTGACCGGCAGCGTAAGAAACCACCCCTGCGGGGGTGTCTAATGTGCTATCTGACCCTACCAAATAATCTATAACGTCTTCAGGAAGTGTTAACCCATTACCGTAGTTGCGAAGATCTTCGGTGGTTATATTTGGGTCATTTCTTGCAGATACTGTATTTTTAGCAACTTGAAGCGCAGTTGGGTCTGAAAACGCCAGCATCTCACCGGCAGTAATATTGTTATCACCTAACTTAGTAAGCGTGTTTGCAATAGCTTTTTCATTTTCAACCGCTTGGTTAATAAATTTTGACGCGTTATCAGGTTCTGTAAACCCTCTACCTAAAGCGGCATTGATAGCTTGCTGTGCTACATCTTGCGGGATACCTAAATTTGCAGCGTAAGCAAGTAGTTCTGCTTCTCGCGCATCTAGCCCTGCTTGTGAATAGATACCCCTAAACTGGGCAGCGGCGGCGGTAGCTAAATCGTTAAATGCGTCTGATGCCATGATTTATCTCACGTAATAGTTACAGTTGGCGCATAACCAGCTAGTGTAAGAGACTTTGTTGGGTTAATTACGAATCGGTTAGGAATAGCAGAAACCCATGACAGCGTTGCAATTACAGAAGGAATGGCCGGTCTACTTGGACTAGACGAAGTAGGTAACGTTTGGATACTAACAGCGACATTGTCAGTTTTCCACATGATTTCTACGTAGTCTCTGGCGTTTAACTCTGTAAAAAAATTAAGTGCGGCAATTAAGTGCCCGTCTACACCACCATGACTGTTTGGCACGGAGTATCTAGAATTTGAATTCGCTATGTTTGTACCGTTTTTTCTAAACCAAATATCTATGTCATGAATTTGCGAATCAGTATTAACGAATTGAATACTAAATTGAAGATTATATAAACCGCTTACATAAGGAGTAATTCTTGAACTATCCTCAACAAAAACTCCGTTTGAATAATCAGTTGTGTTGTACGTTACTGGATAAGCAGTTGTTGTATTCGCAGCAATTTGATCAGTGCTATCTTGAAACGCGCCGTAGGGTACAACCAGTCCAGATCCAAACCCCGAAAGCGTGCTTGCGGTTACACTGTCCCCGCTAAAAGTCCCCCCAATAAACTGATTAGCACGATAAGACTGTGACTCGTTAGGGGACAAAGAATCAAGACGGTTAAAGTACAAACGCAACGTACGAACAAGTTCATTTTGCTGCCGCACATCATATTGAGGGGCGGGTAGTGGTAGCGCAGGTGCTCTAAAACCAACAAGCGCCATGCTTACCTCTTACCGTCCGGTCTTACATCAAGTCGAAGCGAACCTAACTGCCACTGCACCCCAAGATCTTCAGACGCAACTTTTAAGGCCATTTGCCTGCCACGAGCGCGAATAAACACCTGCTCGGTGTATTGATCTAATGTAGCGCTGCTGGATATAACATTTTGAGTATCCGAAGCCGTGTTTGCATAAGCACTTCCTGAGAACCGCTTAGGACGCATAGTTACGGTTACTGTAGGAGATGCGGCAGTAGACTCCGTAAAATTCATGTCAGGCAAAAGTCTGCGAGTGAGCATAAATTGTTCACCGTCACCCAAGTCAAAATCAGATGATTGAATGTATGAAACCATCGGGGCGTTGTCATCGTTAACCCCTAACTCATGCTCATACTCATATCCAATTGTTTCATTTTCACCTGTCTTACAGGCAATAGGATTTCCTCGGGTAGCCGTATCAAGCCAAGCCGTACGTACAATGCTGCCGTAATACCAAGCGTTTTCTAAATGATTAAAAATAACGTAACGATTATTCCAAACTGAATCCGCACTAGGGTAAAACCACCAGATTTCAGTAAACCCTTCATTCGTCCCACAAACTATTTGATCAACTTGATCAAAATTAATATCTTGAAACACATATTGTCTCAATGTGCAGGGTAGTGTTTGAACCTGACCGGAATAGACATAAAACTTATCCTGCCCCATCCAGTAAGTGACGTTATTAGCTGTGGCTACTGCACGCGACCCGATGATAGAAATGTTATCAGCAAGTTCTTGAAGCCCAAACACATCAGTTGTACCAAGATACTGCAAAGAGTACATACTAGAATTCGTCCATACCAAGATCTCTTGGCGTGTTGCTAAAGCCCGTATGATGGCTGAACCGCGAGACACTCGTATAAATCCAGCAGAAGACGTTGTCGAGGGTGTCCAATTCTGAGGTTCATCTTGATTAGCCCAACGAATAAGTAGGGGGTCATAGTCAGTAGACAAGCCTGCGTAAGGTTGGCACCCAAAAGCTAAGAGGTGTTTATCGTTCTGGGACACAAGTGTCTGCATAGCGGCATTAGGTACGTCGCTCGCACCGGTAAGTGAGGACAGTAATACTGCTCGTGTAGAAAGTGATGTAGTGGGCGAAGCTAGCGTACCGCGCTCCCAGTAATAAATAGCTCCCTTGCGGATGTTCATCACAAGGTCGTTGTCAAAATTATCGAACCACCAATCTCGCTGTAAAAAATTAATTGGCGTAGGGCTACTTAAACCCCAGCCAGAACCACCCCAAAAACCTACCCCCCATCCATACCCATAAGTTGTTACGAGATATCCCGAAGCAATAGCATATTTAGCAGTGACCGTACCGCCCCCAGGAGACCCAGAAGCATCCGTAGCGTTTGCGGTTACTAATGTGATGGAGTTAAGATTTGTATTAGACCTTGCTTGAATCGTGTAAGTATCATTATCGATTCTTGTGATTTCATAGTCTTGGTTAAGCACATCAGCCGTAATATTTCCGCCAAGTCCGGTAGCCCCACTAAAAGTAACAAAATCCCCAGTTACTGCACCATGCGCCACGTCCGTTACGGTAATTGTTGAAGACCCATTGATAGCAGTAAAAGGATCAGTTAGTGTTGCGGTATCCCGCAGTGGCGTGATGTTATAAAACTGCCCACCAGTCTCGATATAGACGTGATTATTCGTACCAAGCGCTAATAGGTTGTCACTGAAAGAAGTGACCCAATTGAAGAGTTGTCGGCATGTACCAAAAAAGAAATAAGGAGTTACCTTCTCCCACCCACCTAGTTTTTGTGGATAGCCTGAGAAGAACCGTACTTTGTCGCACTCATACCAACCACCTTCGCCAGAATAGCTAGTCTGGTCCCTGTTAACCCCTGGACGAAAATTGAGTTTGAGGAATGGCATCAATCACCTCATCAATGCGGCTTCTGCCGTTCTGCGGCGCGTGAGACCCGGAAGGACTCGACCGGCAGCTTTGTTCCACAACATACATTGGTCTGCTGCACCGTCCCAGTCCCCCGCGTCAATACGTTTTTTGAACGTGGAAACCCGATAGTTCCCTAGGCCACAATTGTAGACCCAGCTTGTCACGGCGGCAATGCGTCGCGGTAATGCAGTTTGAATCTTGGGTGAAAGCTTTACCAGACCTCGGACAAAATACTCCACATGATGATCCAGCGCATCTTCGCACTGCTCAATCGTCCAAATGGTGTCGGGATTAATCTCAGGTCCGGTTGCTCCCCAGCCAATCGTCCAAGGATGCCCACGGGTTCCGGGGTCTGGATAGGCTTTGACTCTTCCATCAGGCAGACGTTTTGCTAGCCCTTCAAAGGGTTTGATCAGATGCTCCTTGGCTATCTGCTTCGCGGCGTCCAAGGAGTTCAAGGATTCTTCTGGTTTGCTCGGCAATGATTCGTCGCTGCTCTTCAATGAACCGTAATTGCGTCTCAACATCTGCACGTATTCTGACAAGTTCAATGAATTGCTCATGGTTCATGTCTTACGGTATTTCTCTATGCTTCTTCCAACGAACCAAAAACTTATAACCATCGTGAACAACCCAAAATCATCTTCATCCCAACACTTAGTTACAACTTCAGTCCATGCCGCACCCGTCTGAAATGCCATAACAAGCGCACCCGTCTTGACTGCCGCATACATAAAGAAGAGGCACCAAGTGATGCCCGGACGAACCAACGCCGAGATAGCAGCCACAAACCAACCCGCTGCTTTAGCCGTTTCAGCCTGCTCTTGAAACGCGCTTTTGATGGTATCAAGCTGCTGAACGCTGTAGTCAACATACTTCTCCTCCATCTTGAACTCACCGCGCATTTTCTCAAGATCAGTCTGAAGTTGGAACATACTCAGTTCATGCTGGCGTTCGTTCTTTTTGTCCAAGAACTTTAAGACTTCAGGGGCAAGCCTGAACAAGCCACCGAAGATGGAGCCAAGTAAACCGCCACTGAGCAGATCAAACATGATTACCCCTTAGCCGTTACGATGTCTTGGCCTTTTTTGACCGTTACCTTGCTGCCTTCAACGTCTACCTGCATGGGCTGTTCGGCACGGTCTAGCTTGTCAAGACGGTGGATCAAATCTTTGATGACTTCAAACTCAGGCTTTTCCTGCTTTGGCGCAGTTCCAGCGATACCGTTGAGCATTTGAATAAGTGCAGTAAGTGAAGCGCCAAGCAAACCCATAACAGCAGCAATTTTTTCGCCGTCTAAAAAGAGGGACGCACCAACACCCACGAGTACGATTAGGAAGATATACAGTAAGCCATCTTCGCCAATCGCTTTGCCAGCAACTTCTTTGGCCGAATCTTGTGCTTTAAGCTCTTCAAGCCGAATCCTAGCCTGCGCCTTGAGGACCGCTAACTCGTGGGTTTTGTCGTCCATTTACTGCTCTGCTTTTACTTCAGGGGCGACTTGAAGCTGTGGCGATACTTGCTCTTGAATAGCTTGTACGATTTGAAATACTTCGCCATAAGGCCGTGTGCCTAGATACCCCATGATGTTGTTCATCAGGGAAAGTTTTACGGTTACGTCTTGATCGTTCATGCTTGGCTCCAAGGTAGGGGTGGTGTTGTGATTGGCGGGTCAATCTGATTCTGGATCTGCTGCGCCACTGCTGCTTCGGCTGAGTCTTTGTCCACACCGTTGGCCCAGCACCAGCCCAAGACTTGATCTTGAGTCAGGTTGGCGTAAGGCGTAAAAGCACCTTGCGTTACCGGGAATGAGCAAGTGCTGTAGACGCTGCCGGTGTAAGTGCCATCAGTGCCTGTGCATTGCCAATGTGCTGTGACTACATAGTCTGCACCTTCAGCAGTTTGAGGGATGCAGTTGAGTGCGGAGATTGTCCAGTTGTAAGTGATCATGGTTGGGTTCCTTCCCACCAGCGGTGGATATATTTAGGATCAAGGTACTGCTCTTCGGTCTTGGCTTGCTCTACCATCAGAGGTCTTACATCTGCTTCAGTAGTCAAAACAATAGCGTCAATGTGTGTAGCCGTTTTTAACTGCAAATTGAAGTCTTGCGCCAGAAGCGGTGAACCGATACTTGTCTCCGTCTGCAACGACGATGATTGGGTTTTTCAACCCGTTTGCCGCAATATGCTCTGCGACTGCCCGTTGCCTATCAAACTCGGCCCACTTGTTATCCAGCACCGATTCAGTTTCAGAGATCATAATGTCAGCCAAAGCAACCGTTTGCTTTGTATATCCGAAATCATTCTCTGCGGTTAGCATCTTCATTTGGCTTCTAACTCCGCAACACGGGTACGCAATGATTTTACTTCTGCGATGAGGTTGGCAATGATCTCAGCACTGGAGTAATCCATGCCTTGCATCTCTTCACCGTCCTTCTCACCAGTTGCGACTTTAGTTCTACTGACCTCTTGTACCTCGTGAGCAATCAAGCCAACAAAGGTGGAGCCATCAGCCTTCCATGTGCCTTCAACGGGCTTGAGGCTGTCAATGTACGCACCAGAGGTGGTGATCGGGCCTGTGATGTTTTTGAGGCGGTAGTCGGATGAGGTGTTGTAGGTGACTGCGGTTGTGCCATTTTGAGTGATGGAGCCAATAGTTGATCCATTAAACAAAAAATCAAGATATTTCTCACCGGCTCCTGTACTGCTTGAGTGCCCTATAATTTGCCTTGAGTAAACCCCACCGCCTGCTTTTGCTTCAAGTACAATACCTGATGCAAATCCAGATAAACTCGTCGTCCCCACCAGCAAGTTACCGCTGGAGTCGATACGGGCGCGTTCGGCTGCGCCAACATAAAAATAAATTGGCTTGCTTGCTGAGTTTGTTCCAATCTGCGTGCCAGTTGAATCACTACGCAGAAAAGACCCGTGAGTATTGTTTTGCACTTGCAAAGCAACGTCTGAAGCGTTCGCATAAACGTGCAGACGCTCACCCGGCGAACTCGTCCCAATACCGAGGTTGCCGGAGGAGTCGAGGCGCATACGTTCTATTTCACTTGCTGACCCAGAAGCATTATAAAATGCAATACTTGTATCTAGCGTAGTATTACTTCCAGAGTAAATAGCTTTAATCATTGCCATGTTTCTTACAACAGCACTAGCGGCTCTTGGGTCCTCAGCAACAAAGGACAGCGTCCCGATGTCGCCGTTTGCCATATCTGTTGCAGCCGTACCAATATTGACACGAGCATTTGTTCCACGCAACGTAAGCGCAGGAGTTCCAGTCATGTCGCCCGTAGTCGGCGAACTCGTCCCAATACCCACGTTGCCAGCAAAATAGTTCGCCGCTGTCCCGCTGGCGTAGATGTTCCACTTGTTCGTGCCGCTGGAGACAAGGCTGGTGATGCCGTAGTTGTTTGTGGCCGTTGTAAGGTCACGAATATAGACGCCACTTTGCGATGTCAAGGTGTCTGACACGCCAGCTTTTGCCGGATTTACAACATCAACCCCCCTATATTCAGCGTAAGTAATACCAGAGCCATTGCTGAATGTGATTGGGCCAACAGCAATACCAGTGCCATTATTGGTCGCCGCAGTGGTAAGAGTCTGCGAAAAACTTGCTACTCGTTGTGTTGTGCCTGCTGTAACAGCCCCTGACACAGTAAGTGCATTTACTTGGTTCGCAGCACCACCCACCCCCATATACCCATTCACTTGCACAGTGTCGGTAGAGGCATCGCCAAGGGTTGTGTTGCCTGTGATGTTGGCATTGCCATCTACGGACAGCTTGTTTGTCGGAGAACTCGTCCCAATACCCAGGTTGCCGGAGGCATCCAGCGTCATCGCCTGAGTAAACGTAATAGCATTACCTGCTGTGCCGGAGGGGGCGGTGGACCAAATATGAGCACCTAGCCACTGTAAATAGCTGCTTGCCTCTCCATTAACACCGTACTTAAAACCACTATTGACATATGCGTTGCTAGTTAAATAAATAAGGCTTGGACCACCCAATGAACCAGCATTAAACAGCCCCATTCCAGGAGCCAACAACTCGATAGCCCTGCCTTGACTCCACGCACTCGGAGTCACACCGACACCAAGGTTGCCGGAGGAGTCGAGGCGCATCGTTTCCGACCCGTTGTTGCTCCAAGCCAGCGTATTAGTAGTTGGCAAATACATCCCATTACCAGCTGTGACGTTGCCTGTTGGAATCAATTTGGTGGCGGTTGCCGTGCCAGTTGTCGCCAAATTCGTCCCATCAAACGTCAGCGCACTCCCGCTTGTCGCCACCTTGGAGCCATCAAGGTACAGGACTCCGTTGGCGGTGCCGCCTGAGAGGACAGGGTTAGCAGTTATAGAAACAACGCCTGTGGAATCAGCAATACTTGCCGCAGCCGTACCGTCCTTGGCTTTGATGTTGGTGACTTCGATGTTGGTTGCGTCTATGGTAGTGACAGCAAGATTACTGATGGTTACTACACCACTACCTTTGGGAGTTATATTGATACCGATATTGGTATCGTCACCTGTGGCCGATAACGTTGGCGCATTACCTGTTGCAGCATTAGCAAGCGTAAGTTCATTAACTGCCGATCCGGTCGCCGTAACCTTAAGAAGCTCATTACCGTTGGTGTCGTTAATACCGGTAATGACTTTGGGAGAAGTCATTGATAATGTTGTGCCGTCTGATGTAGCGTTAGCTATACCACCAAGAACCCCAGCATTGTTGTACTGGACTTGTGTGTTAGACCCGCCAGTTACACCACCAGCTTTGACAAAATCAGAGCCATTCCAAACACAAACAGCGCGTTCTCCAGGAACAATAGTTACCCCAGTTGTATACGTAGGAGTTACCGAATTAGTGGCTCTAAGAACAATATTCTGACCACCTGTTGTTTCATTAACAACAATATAAGTTTTACTATAGTCAGTTAGCGTACCGCTACTAATTGCCCAAGCTGGAGCAGTGATGTTTCGAGTAACAGTTCTGGAGCCTGTGCATCGTAAAACAGCGTACTGAGCTGTAGTAGCCCCAATATTGTCAGCAATAGCTGTGCCTTCCGTAGAAGCAAGTAATACATCAGCATCGGTACTTAGATCTAACGACCCAGCAATTGAAATATCTAAATATTCGGTTAGACCGTAGTTGACAACATCCCCCCACGTATTAGGTTCCGTACCGGTAACTGGAAGAGGAAGGTCTAAAAGGGTCGTACGATTGATAGTCATGAATTGCTCCTAAGCCGCTACAGGCAACCAATTTGGCGTCTGTGAAGTATCTATTGCACCCCACCCAGGGGATTGCGAATCATTAATATTGGTCCAGTTGGGGGTCTGCGAGTCATCTATATTGGTCCAGTTAGGATTGTTAATTGTAGGCGCACTACCTACTAAACTCAACGTGCCAGAGCCAGGACGAACAACTAACCCCCTAACAGGTGTGGGAGCCACTCCTGTGATCTGAAGCGCCCCAACCGGAGGGGTAATAACACCCCCAACAACTGATGTGGGCGCAACACCAACAAGAGCAACTGTACCGACTGTAGGCACAATAACTGTGCCCCGTACAACAACCGTAGGCGCAGACCCCACAATAACCGCCCCACCTGTTGGTGTAACAACCGATCCAATAACAGAGGTGGGTGTCTGTCCAACAAAAGAAAGCGATCCACTAGACGGTACGATACCTTGATCAACTAGAGGTGCTACACCGGCAAAATTTGCCGTTCCTGTAGTGGGTACAACGCCAGCATCATTAGAGGGGGCATAACCTACTGCACTGATAGCTCCAGTATCGGGAGTAATGAGGATACCAACCCCCCATTCATACGACCCCCAAGTACCTCGGCCCCAACCTGTTTCTGTAGTCGCCACCGCGACCCCCTAGTTTAAGTTAGGGTAAATACACCCGTTGCAGCAGGAAGCACTGTCAACGTGTTAGGGGAAGAAACCGTGAACTGCGAAGAGGAAAGTTGGCAGAAACACACAAGCTTACCGTTAGCTAACGTAGCAGCCGATTGAAAAATCACAGCATATTTAACGTTAGTTAAAGAAGCACCAGAAGCCGTGAACGTCAGCCCAATCGTCGAGTAAGTAAACTTCATCTGCTTAGCAGACGCTCCAGTTGTCCACTGCCCCGTTGCCGGTACGAGTGCTTTACCACCAGAGACATAACCTCCAGTGGCTGCGATCTCGTTAGTAAGTGAACCAAAGGTACTTAACGTAAACGTTGAAGTGTTACTTGCGCTTGTAAAAAGCGCCATCCTAAAGTTGTTAACACCAAGCTGAATCGTCCCATTGCCGATATAGCGTTTGGCGTCGTTGTAGAGCTGCCATGCGGAAGCGGCCATTTCAATACTCCTTAATATCGGCGTTCGACGCCCCAGTAACTAAGATTTGATGAAGCATTCCGCCGTAGATTTGAAGTTCCATTTCATCGCCCATGAACTTAATCAGGTCGATAAACTCCCTTGCTTGCGAGACCATCCAAGGATGACAGTAAAAGAGCTTTCCGCCAACTTTTACCGGCACAACAGGAAGACCGTCGTTTTCTGCTTGCGCGTAAGCGTGATGCTTACCGTCTTCTAAACAAGAGTCGCATCCAAAGATGTGAAACCGCTTAAACCCTAACATTCTAAACATAGGGATGGCCCGAAGCAATGCCGTCGAACCCCCAGGCACCGCATACCAATTTCTGTACTCGGTTGCCAAAATCTCTTGGATCTCTTCTGCACTGGTGTGCCAGATATAAGTTTGCTCTTTAGGCATCCCTTCAAACACAGTTGGGTGACATTGTGAAGAGAGAAAATACTTACAGGTAGGAATGATCGATGTCAAAAAGCGTTTGTTGAACTCACGACCGTCAACCATAAAATAAGCAGAAGGTAAAAGGCCGTGATCAATACAGAATTGATACGCATTATTTAACGTAATAAGTTTTACGCCTTGTTGCCGTAGCTGTTTGATTGTGCCTATATGTTCGGCAAGTGAGGGTCCGCCCCCAACAATCATGACTTCAACATCATTCGTAGGATGGGGAACAATCTGTTGAAACCCCAATTTGATGTTGTGCGATACGTTAGTTTTGAGAACTTCCAAGTCAATATTTAACGACCCCTCCATCTCCACTTCTTCAGCAGCAACCCAAGTTTCATCATCCTTGGGAGGGATCGGAGCAATTACAACGGTTGGTGGTTCGGAAAAGAATCCGACAGGGGTACCCATCATGAAAGCCTTATTAGTGCGCCGGTGCTGGTATTGGGGGGAAACTCAACGACAAACGTAGTTGTCGAAGTCTTATCTGAACCAAAATCAAGAACACAAATTGCTGGATTGCCAGTTGTTTCCCGATAAATCAAAGCACCCCGAGCAGTGAAAGCACCACTCCAAGAAGCATTAGAAAAGTCAATATAAGCAATACCTGTGGAACTATCAATAGCAAGTGAAGGAGTGATGGCTTCTCCACCCGCCGTATACCCCGTAGCCACAACCTCGCCAGTAGTCGTATAAGCCGTTGTGGTTTGATCAAGGGTGGCATCGTTGGTGTACAGCGCGATCTTAAAGGTCTGTGTCGTACCCGAAGAAAAATCAAAATCCCCCTCAAACAATTGCTGCTTGAAGGAGTTGCATGTGTAGTTTCCAATAAAGGCCATTAGTTCACCGACATCCTGACCTGACCAGACCTGTAAGCATCGCGGCGATCCATACCATCACCAAGACGCTTAGCAAGAATCATGGCTTCTTCATATCGTTTCATATACCCAGCAATGACATCAGCCTCACCCTTCATAAAGGTATAACCCTCAACCAAAGAGCCATAGAGAAGCACCGAATCAAAATTATCGCCAAGCCAAGTCGTGTTTGCTGTAGTGATGGATTCTGGGTAGTAGAAGTAGTGAAGTTCAGCCGTGTAATTAGCCAGAGGCGTCGGGCCTAAAAGTAAAGTATCTTGGTCAAAAAGCGCGTAATACTTAGGAATCCCAGTCGTTGTTGGATTAGGATACGAAGCGCGAATATAGCTAACATCCTTATTGAGTAAATACTCGTACTCACTCGTTGTTGGGTTAATCACAGCTAGTTCATACACCGCCAAAAAATCAGATGGGGGTACAGTAGACGCAGTAGGTAGTTGGAAGTATCGATTCCCTGCGGTCATCTGCCCAGTAACATTTTTCCTAAACTGCGGGAACTGTACCGAGTTATAGATGCGCTGTTCAGTTTGAGTAATGAACGTATCAATCTGCTGTTTGGCAGTCAACGTCGCTGTACCCGATCCAGACGAATCAGCGCCAGTAAACGACGGAAAGTCGTTCTCCAGATAACCTTGAATCGTTTTGAAAAGGGTAGCGTAGTTCATTAGCCCATCTTCTTAGAAGCACCTGTACCCTTTGTGGCGCATCCGGTTCCCCGAATCTTTACCGTCTGGGTGTTAGGTATGTTGTTTGGGTAACCGTTATTTGTGTTTTTAACGGGCACCGGTGTTGGCATTTTGCTGTGTTTCATTTCGCCCCCATCTTGTATTTGAAAGAAGGTGATTTCTGATTAGCAATCTTAGCCATGTTCCGACCTAGCGTCTTCATTTCGGCGTTAGTCTTACCGCCCTTACGGAGTTTGGTCAGTGGGGCACCTTTGTGCTTGGCTTTCTCATGCTTGTGTACTGCACCAGCAATCATTTTCTTGTCTTGGGCTAAGTCTTTCTTGTCCATCATAGACTCCTATGTAACATTTACAGTAACAGTGCCTAGCGTGATGCCCAGCACAAGATTGTTCGGCGTTAGACCTGTGTCATAAGATCTTGCCCCACCCACAGGTGCCCATCCCCACTGAATGATTCTACTACCTCCAGAGGGGTCTCCGCTACCTAGTTGCGTCGTCGTTGTATTGATCTGCAACCCGTTTAGACCGGCAACGCGATACGTCGTATCAGGACGAGGATTCCGCAACGCCTGTGGATCGTCCACAGGATACATACCAAGCTGCAACTGCGGTTGATCTTCTTCCCAACAAGTAGGGCAGACAATGATGTTGACGTTCTTAGTCTTGATAACAAGACCACGCAATTCTTTCAGTTTGTAGCGAAAGCCGCACCTATCGCACTGCGATATGGCCCACTTACCCGATGCAAACCGATTAGGCATATCAGTAGAACAACTGCCGTGGTGCGATCCGCAAGGGGGCTTTCTCGCGGTCTTCGTCTAACGCAAGCCTTAACTGTTCGTCATACATCTCTTTCAGCATCGGTATGCGCTGCGCGGCCTCGGGAATCTTCAGTGACAAGTAGTACGACAACCCAGCAGCCAAGCAGTTAATGAACCTAAATGGCACATCCTGAATGTTGGCTCCGCCGCCAGCATCCTGCATACGACGTAATCGCCAGTACACAAAGGTGTAAAAATTATCTTGATCTGGCGCAGGCCAGACGTTGATCGTAGGGTACGCAATTCCAGTAGGTGTCAGTACCCCTGACTGCCTATTGATCCAAACCTGAATGGGTCTGCCTTGGGCGTTCTTGTTTGGTATCGTGGCGTAGGTATCGACTGAGATACGCGTGATATTGATATCCGTCTGAGGGATTCCAGTCTGCGTACGAATAACCTGCTCAATGAGGTCTACTGTATCTACCGGCAAGTTGTAAACAATCGTACCCGTGGTCATGGCGATCTGGCCCTGCTCAATCGTCCACAGGTTGATACCCCGGTTAGCCCACTCAGTAAACATCAAATTCATGGAACGACGAGCCGTACGGTGTTCGTACCCAGTACGCACCTCAATCCCGCACCGCTCAAATGCCTCTTCAATAATCTCGTTTAGATCGAGATTAAAGACTGTCGTGCCTGAAGTTGTTGTCACTTCATCCCTCGGAGCGTTTTAGCAAGCCTAGCTCTTTGCCCAAGTTTGCCCGGAGCCTTAGTAGCTTTATCAAGCATCTTCGCAGGAATCGGCTTTTTACCTTTAATACCAAGCTGTTCACGAAGTGCTCCCGGTTTCTTAATTGCAGCTTGAATAAACTTACCGCTTTTAAAACCTTCTACACCACGACCTTTGAGAATGTCCGCTTTGGTCACATCCCCATCGCCTGTTAAATCAGGAAACTTTTTAGCCATTATCTGTACCTCGCGGTCTTAGCAGCAATGCCTTTTGGTTGTTTGACGAATTGCTTTCCCGAGCGTTTTCCAGCGCGTTTAGCTCTTGTTGTCGCAGCGTACTCAGCAGGTGTAAGAGCATTGATTGCCGCCTCTGGGAGATACCGCTCGCCAGTTGCTTTTGAACCCTGTGTACTAGGTTTGCCACTCTTGGTTCTCCATTTCTGGTCAGTCCAATTCTTCAGACTCTGCTGAGGTGCTTTCAATCTCGATAACCCCCGCCCTTTTGCTTGTACTTCATAGCAAGCATCTGAGCTTTCCTCGCGGACCATTGCCCCGGCGCACCACCTTTACCACCAGCTTTAATGCTGTTGAACAATGCTTTACGCATCCCCGGCTTGGTGTAATTGCCAGCTTCGTTCACGCGGGACTCGCCGCCTTTAGAAAACGCCGTGAAATCGGTGTCATCCCGCCTAGCTTTGGTAACCGGCTTGGGCATCTTGGAGGCGCGAATCGCCCCCATCCCGCGTGAGGCCATCATCTCAGCAGCTCTTTGCTTTCCCGCCTTTGCGGTAAGCCATCCCACCACCAGCCATCTTGTTACCGGCCATGACAACCATCTTGCCTTTGGTCTTGCCTTTCATAGCAACACCATCACGGCTAGGAGCTGCGGTCTTAACTGCGCCCATCTTGCTTGCGGACATGCCGCCCATGTTCATCTTTTTCATCGTAAATTCCTTTCCAACGGATTGAGGGACATCAACTTTCTTTGCGAACTTCGGATTGTTCGCTACTGCCTGCATGAACCTTCTCTGCTTCTCGCTGACTGCTGGCATCACTATCCTTTTTTAGCGAGGGCATCAATCTTTGCTTCAAGCCGTTCAAAGCCTGTATCAAAGCGTTCCATAATCTTTTCAAGGTCCGCACGAACTTCTGCACGAGTGATGTGATCACGAGCGATTTCCTCCCTCGTTTTGTTTAGTAGGATCTGGATGCGCTGCTGTTCCTCATGCGAGTTCTTAAGCATGAACATCACAAGCCCTACTAAGATAGACGTAATGAGATTCCAAAGAATAATCGGATCCATTTAGCACTGCTCCGCCTTAACTTTATACGCATCCCACTCAGGAGCATCTGCTGAAGCATAAAGATACTGGGCGGCAAACTCCAACAACATTGGGTCATCACGGAAATGCCCTAACCCTCTATTACAGTGATTGCAGAGCATCCCTCTTACTTCTCCGGTTACATGGTCATGGTCTACAACCAAAGGCCCGTTATCCCCACAAATAACACACTGTGTAACCGTGGCTTTTATATCCGCTAAAGCTTCGTCTGTAATTACATCACGAAACCGCCCACGACAGTTTGCATTTCGATACGTTGCACGACAACTACGGCACCAGCTATCTAAACCGTTACGCTTTTTGTTGTGTGGAGGGAAGAACTCAATTGTTTCTGGTTTTTCCTCTTTACAGCGTGTACAGGCTAGCATTTCCACGCCTTTAACGACAACGCTTTGCGCGTTGGTCGCCCTTTTTCATCTTTCATTGGCCCAGGCATCCCACTCATCCTTGCACAAAAAGACTTACGCCGGTTAGCATCTTTCTCGGTTTTTGGGTTTGGAGCGGGGGGTTTAAGCCCAGGCTTACCCGGATTAGCTGCGTTATATGAAGCTCTGCCTTTGGCGTTGAGTCCGCCTTTTTCAGATTTACCTTCTTTACGCTGCCATGCCGGAGTCTTAGCCATAGAAGATCACCATTGACGTAGTGTTTGTAACAGTGCCATGCAGCCCAACAGAAGCCAAAATACCTTCGCCGGGGAGTGGGATGATGGTATACCCAGCATTGGCTTTTGCCGCTGTATTAACTGTTAACAAAACTGGACCCGTTGCGCTTCCATCACGAATAACGACAGACCCAGCATCAGTGCCATTTACTGCATAGATCGTTTTGATCCTTGCGCGTGGAACCGCCAAACTGTTTTGGTTTAAAAAATCACCAGTCGAGGTTAGCGGTTGGGTCGCAAAGACATCATATTGCATCGTCGCCATTCTGCTGCTCCGGTTTTTCTTGCTCCATCTTCTGAAGCAAGTAATCGACCATATCTATTGCACCGTTAGCTTGCTGGAGCATCTCAAACAAGTTTTGCCGTTTGGCTATGGCTTGTTGTCTGACTTCCAGCAAGGTTTCTTTGGTTAGTTCCATTAGGTGGGCTGAGCAGCGTAGAGCGGAATCCAGTAGTTGGTAGCACCAACCTTAACGCGAAGACCGCCGTAAGCAGTGCCCAAAGTCGTACCAGCTACCAGCATTTTTCCTGCCCCAGCCGTCAAACCTTGGATGTTCATGAAAACACCGTTGGTATCGACCGTGCCCGCGCCCGTACCGTTGACCGAAGCGTAGATAAGTGACGTTGTCGTACCAGTAGAGTCACCGGAAGCACAATTAAGTTCAAGCTCTAGGGGCGCATAAGTACCGGAAGTAGTACCTGCCGAAAGGCTTAACTCAGCAACAAACGCCGAACCAAGACCGGTCGTGCGGCCCGAAGCGCCGTAGGTGACTTCAGCTTTTAGAGCGTTGGAGAACGACCCCAACGCCACGTTGGTAGACATCGAAAATTTAGTACGACCGCCGTCTGCGCCCGCGCCAGACATCGTGGTGTCAACAACCAAAGGCTGATACGTGCCGCTGGTTGCAGTGTTTGTGGTGGTGATGGTATTACCGGATTCAGTAATTGCAAGGGTGCCGATGAAGCTGCCCTCAAAGCCGTTATCCGACTTTACTGGCCCGGAGAAGGTTGTACGTGCCATGTAATCCTCACATGCGATATCGGTGTATTAGTCTGCATGTCGTCAGCCGGGACTGTCTAATACACCGGGCTAACCCCGGAATATCAGTGTTTTATCAGGTTGTGAGGGGTGTGTCAACCATGCGATTGTATTTAAGCAAGTTGTCTTTTTGGGTTAAAACTTGCAAGTTCCAAGGCACATGAAGCCCGCATACGTTTTCACCATGAAGGGGGACAATATGATCCACCGCATGACGTTCTCCAGTAGCACGGCTAAGTTCAATAGCTAGCCTGTATTTCAACCTGATTTCCATTTTGTGAGTGTCCGTCAACCATTTAGGCGTGGCATCCCTAAATCTTCGACGACGTAAGCTAGTCATTTCTTTATACATATCAGGGTTGTTGACCTTATGAGTTTTTTTATATCGGCGTTTATCCTCGTCTGGTCTTGCCTGTGCCCGCGCAATGACGTTTTCTTTGTTTGCTTCGTAATACTTTCGCTTAGCTTGTTGCCCCGCTTCTGATTTGTTGTAGTCGCGGAAGTAATCGGCTCTGGTGGTATTGGCTTTTTCCCATTCAACTTTCAAACATTCAACGCATGAGCCTTTAGTTTTGCGCGGTGCAATGTGCCCATGCTTACAAGGCTCGCCAGTGAAGTAGTACTTGGCACCTGTGGCTTTAGCTTCTTGTCGGGTTTTGGGTAAATTTGTGGTGTCCATTCCATCTCCTTAGTTACGATACGGAGAATTATATCATGTACCCCACAAAAAGAAAAGCCACCCGAAGGTGGCTCTTCCAAACCAAGCTAAATCCTTGATTTTATTATGCTCCGGGCGAACCAAACATCCCAAGCGGATCAGACCAACCGAACGAATAACGCTCGCGGCTCTTGTACCGAACGTTTCCGGTATCGAAATCGCCATCCATTCCCTGTGTCAAAGGTGCGCGGACAAAGTGCTTCATACCATTGGGCACGTCAGTCGTAAGGAACCAAGCATCCGTATCCGTCAAGAAGTGGTTAATGGCGTAACCCTCGGGGATCGAGCCATTGTTCTTCAAGGCGTTGATCGTGTTGTCTGCCGTGTCAACGCGCAGTTCCGTTTCCAAAATACGAGTTGCAACGAACTGCAATGCAGACGGGATGATCAGCTTCTTCGGCTTAGCTGCAATCAACAGACCACGTTCGTCAGTCCAAGCTGCAATCTGAATAACCGCTGCTTCCAACGATGTTTCAGAAAGGTCAGCCGCAACTGCGGGCGTGTTGCTGTTGGTGCCACCAGAGATCAAAGGATGTGCTGTCGAGAACAGAGCAACTCCATCACCGCCCGTGTAGGCAGTATTAAAGCCGTTGTTCAGAACCGCAGCAGCTTTGGTCTGCTTGGTGTATGCCATAGCGCGAGCTAAGGACTTGGTGTAGCGATTAGCCAGATTGTCGTACAGGTTGTCCTCGATAGCCTCTTCGGTTAGCGAGAATCCTAAGACAATAGTCTCATGGACGTAACGAGCGGTCCAAGCTTCTTGCGCGTTATCGTAGGCCATCGCGCTGCCTTCGTTCTTGACCGGTGCGGCCGAGAATCCAGACAGTTTGGTTTCCTCTTCAAACGAACGCTCGGAAGTCTCGGTTTCGTAGATTTCCTTGTGCTCTTCGCCATAGCGAGCGTACTCCAAGCCGAACAATGCGTTCAGGCCGGGGAGAAGCTCTTTCAGTAGTTGTGCGCGTGAAATAGCCATTTAGTTTCCCCTTTACGCAAGCGCAGTAGCGTACTGATAGCTATGCCAGCCTTGGTTCCACTTAACGAGAACTTCAGGGTACCCAATAAAGGTAAACTGAGAACCCGCAGTAGCAGCCGTAAGCGTTTTAGCTACAGTAACGGTAGTGCCGTTAACATTAGTAACATAGTTGTAGTCACCGGGTTGTCCACCAGCCGAAGCCGCAGCACAAACAACAGCCATACCAGCCTGAAGTCCAGTAACAGCCGCATCCAAAGTAATCGTGGTGCTAGAAGAAGTTCCAGTACCAACTACAGTGTATGCAGTCTCAGGTACAACATTTACCACACGGAAGGGCAACGAACTGCTGGCAACGCGAACGTTACCTGTGCCATCCGTTGGGCCATCACCCGACACAGCCATCTTGGAGTTACCCGTAGTCGTGCTACCAGCAACGCCGGTAACTGCATACACGTTAGTTCCAATGAACGACTGGTTAGCGTAGCCAACCGTAGAAACAGTGTTGCTCTCGCTGGAAGTTTGACCAACCATAACGACTTTAAACAGAGCAGACGGATCATCGATGACAAATGCCAGGATGTCGTTTGCAGCAGTGCTGGCAGGATAGTACTGCGAGAACTGAAGCTGCTTAGTCGTTGGGTTCGTAAACTGACAGCCAACAAACACGCCAATCGCACCAGCGATCACCGAAGTGGGGCTGGAAGCGGCGGAGTAAGACGTTTTAATCAGAGTTCCGTCTGTCTGAAGCTGAACTAGATCCCCATAAAAAAGATCCGTGTTGTAGCTTCGGGCAATAGGGAACTGTCGCGTTGCTCCAGCGTACGGTAGGCCATTAAGTTCATTAATAGCTTTAAAACCGTAAGGAGCATCAATGACAGGATAAGCCATTTTTGACCTCGTTTAAGTTAAGTTCCTTTACCGAACGAAACCTTGGTACGCTTCTCTGCGAAGAGTGGCATACGGGAATCGCTCTCTTTCATAAAGTTGTTGTCTACAGCGTCCATGTTGGATTTGGCAACATTGTTGAAGTGATCGGTACGTTGTTTAACGAACTCTTCAGGCATCTTGCAGAGCAACAATCCGTCAATCTCGATGTTGTCTTTAAACCGGCTGTTCTCATCGCGCATAAACATAAGGTTTGGCTGCTCTTCAACCCTTACCGGCTCCCAACCTTCTCTGAGTTTGGCAGAGATATTCTTGGGGTCAGCCTTACCAAGCGAGGACACACGCACCCAGCGGGGTACATATCCAGGCATTGGATCGACTTCAGGTAGGACATCCGCACGCTTCCACTGTTTAGGGCGAGCTAACTTCTCACGGTTCTCAACTTCTCTGGATAAACGATTTTCAGCCATTTGCACGCTCCAATTTCATTTGTTCCCTCACATATTGCTCAGGAGTTATTCCCATCTTTTTGATGACGTTAAGCTGGGATTGATTAAGTTTGACTTTTTTGGAAGTCGTACTACGAGAAACGGGAGCCACAATCGTAGCTGGTCTTTCTGTACGTGCTGGAGGTGATTTTGTCTCAGGCTCAGCAGGTTCATCGCCCCATTCATACTCGGGGAATCTTTTACGCATCGTCTTATCAACGATTTCCCAGTACTCGTCAGAACCCTCAAATGCTGCACCGCGTTCCCTAAGCAGTTTGTTGTTTAGGCCAAGTGCGGCAGCGGTCATTTCGTCATCTGATCCAAACCACGTATTTTGTCTACGCCATGAATCAGTTTTTGGGTCCAATCTCGGAGCCTGTGGCTGCGAATTAGGTAAATTTACTTCAGTTCCTTGCGGTTGTACAGGGGGTTTGTATCCTTTTAACCGCTCAAGTCTATAAGATGCTTCAGTTAATTGCTTTTGGGCTTCTAATAATTTATCAGAATCTCCCGCTTCATAAGCTTCTTTGTAGGCTTTCTCAGCGTTTTTAAGTTCTAATTCCACAGCATTTTTAGCTGTGCTTACTAAATGCCCTTCGTTTTCAGTCACTTTAGAACGTAGCGTTTTAATCTCGTTTTGCAACTGCTGCGCCATTTCAATCGCAGTTTGCTGCTCACGCAACGCACGTTCTTTCTCACGACGCTCGTCGTGCCAGACTTTCTTCATCTGCTTGAGGCGAGTTTTGACTTTCTCGGAATACTCTTCGAGTTCGTCTTCCTCAAGCTCCTTGACTAGCTCTTTGGGTAAGGGTTCCCGCCCACGATCTTCGGGAGGAGTGTCGTCTTCAATCTCGATTTCAAACTCGGTGTTGGCGTTTTCTTGCTCAGCCATTTTTAAACCCCTTATGCGCGACTAATACCGCGAGGATCTTCTACAACCCCCTCGACAGAGTCATCGTTAATGATGCGAAAGTCACGACCGTGAATTTTCAGTCGTGTACCCGCGTGCGGACGTACCAATACAAAATCACCCACTTTGCAATACGGCCCAGACGGGAATCGCTTCTCATCTTTGTACGCATCCGGCCCCATCTTGATGACAAAAAGCACCGTCGTCAGTAATTCTTCGTGGTGCATCGTGACATCGGCTTTAATCAAGCCATTATCAAACTTATCGTCAATCTCTGGGATCGTGCATAATATTCGATAACCTGATGGATCAGGGAGTTGTCGCGCTTTTTCTTCGGCGGTTTCAGGCAATACCGTCGCAGAGCCGCTTGTAGACCCTACTAGGAGTTCACTCATCGTCGTCACTCATCCTTTCTAACATATCGGCAAGATATCCTTGCGCCACTGAAATTCCACGCATCACACCGCACTGAAAGCGATAATCCGCGTGGTCCTTTGCCAGCCCTTGCGCTAGAACTTCGGCTAAATGCTTCTGTTCATCGACACAACGACTAATCAAATGTCGTAAAACTTTCTCGGTTTCGTTCATTTAGTTCCCTTCTTAGGTTCAACAGCCTTAGCAGTTGTCTGTTCGCGTTGTTGCTGCATCGCAGCAATATTCCTAGCGATATCAGCACCAATTCGTGTGCCCTCTATCTCATTACGAACAGCTTCGACACCTGCTTGGAACTCCTGCTCCATCTGGTCTTTGGCGATCTGAGCACCCAGTCGGGCACCGTCAATCTCCATCTGTGACTGAATCCGCATACGCTCGGTCTCGATCTGGGCTGCTTTAAGTTGAGCATCCGTCTGATCTTTAGCTGCCTTGCGTTGCAATTCTTGGGCCTGAAGCTGAAGTTCTTGTTGCTGCATCTGCACAATCGGATCTTGTGCCTGCTGTTGAGCTTGCTGTTGTTGAAGCATCGCCTGATTAGACTGCAAGAGTTTCTGTGCTCCTGCGGCTGCAAGTCTGGAGATCTCGACCTCCATCTCTTCGGGCAGTTCTTCGTTGGGTGCAGGGTAGGGAACCCCGAGTTTATCTTCGATGTTTTTACGATATTGAAAGGCAAAGTGTTGGGCAATGTGCGCCATAAATGCTGCTTGCATAGCCTGAGCGTTTGGACTCTGACCAAGAACTTGAGAAGTAATCGGATCTTGCAGTGCTGACATATGCACTGTGATGTGTGCGGCGTGATCTTGATAGATAAACGCCTTGACCGGCTTGCCTTGGAACATGTCCATGTTCTCAGATACAGGGTCAGTCGGTTTCATATCATCTTCCATCGGCACGAGCTTCTCGGCATTTTTGATACCAAGCACCTCTAACATCTGCCTGTGAAGATATGGTAAGTCGTATAACTGCGGCGCAGTAGCAGCCAACTGCATAACTGCTTGGTACTGCACAACCTTCTGACTCATTGTCGCTGCGTTCGGATCACTGACCGGAATTACATCGACGTTGTCATAGTCAGATTTCTTAGCCCTGGGGCGACCATCAATCGGCTCGTAGTCGTAAGTCTCAGGTGTGTAATCAGCAATGATGGTCTTTAAGAGCCGGAACTCCTGCTTCATCGAATAGTGAATCCGCGCCTGAACAGCCGACATCACCTTCAGTGTGCGTTCTAGTATCGCTAGCGTAGTCCCAACCGGGGACTGAGCCGACATATCAGAGACTTTAAGATCAGCAGCAGAGGCGAACCTGCGCCCCTCGTCAATGATCTTGTCCATGAGCGCAGCCAACACCTGCGACGGCTCCTTGTACGGAAGCGGCATGATGTTGTCTTTGAGAGCACCCGAGGCTATATCCACATCGCGCCATTCAGCCGGAGCAAACGGCGTGTCATCGCCCTTAGTCCGCATCCCCTTGGTTTTAAATCCACCTGGGAGATTGGCAAGTGAGCCTGCATCAACAAGCTGTCGAAGAATTGATGTCCCCGACTTAGCAAACCCACCGATGAGGTGGATAAGCCCAAAGGCATAAAAGCCAAAGCCTGGAATATAGGGGTAGTGTACGAAGTGCTGGCGTTTTCTCTTTAACTCGTCGTCAGGGTTCCAATTACGCCTAATCGCTAAGATCTTACTGTTTGATTTCTCAATGGTAATAACGTACGGAACAGCCAGCCCAGTCTCTTTACCATCTTCATCTTTATCAGGAAAGCCTGGGAGATCTAAGGTGACGTGCATTTCTAAGAGCTTGTACCGGTTATCAGTAGTTGCCCTGAACCCCATCTTTTCTGCAATCTTTTTCTCTACTTCATCAAGCGAATCGCTAGGATCTTCAAGCTCTACGTCAACGTAGAACCCACTGTCCATTAACCGCTCCAGCTCATTTTTAGTCTTACGCATAACATGCGTAACACGCTCGGCTGTCTCAATATTAGACGCCCCATAAGGAACTACAAGATCATCAGCGGAGACATACATCGCCGTCTGTCTATCAAGCCCTGGGTCAAAGTAGATTTTCTTAAACGCATTACCCGCCAGCCCCAGTCCCCACAGCATCTTCTCGTGCTCAGGTCTGTACTCAATCATCACATCAGTAAGCTGGTGGTTCATATCTGCCTGCACACGCACAGCAGACTCTTTCTTCTCTTTAGTTTCTTCACCAATAATCTTGGTACGTACCGGACCTTGCGCTGGAAATGTCTCCATGATGGTCTCAGCCTGAAACTTCACCACAGCTTCTGTCAGCAAGGGGTGGTACACACCACAAGCCCCCGGCCAAGGCTCCGTGCGGTCCTCAACTTTTAGTCCTAACAGATCCAACCCATCGACATAAGTCTGCATCCAGTCTTTGCGGGACGAGATGTCATCTTCAAAATCACTACACAGATCTTCAGCAAGGGTGGCTAGCTCCTTGGGGTCCATGTCTTCGGCAAGGTTGTCGTTAAACCCTTCCTCTTCTTTTTCTTTGCCAATCACAATCTCTAGACCACCAAGACCCACTGATACTGACTCAGGATCTTCAATCTCAATCTCGATATCTGGCTCCATGACCAGACCTTCGTTCTGCAACCCAAGGGGTGCTTGATTTAGTGCTTTGTCAAAAAAGCTTGTAGCCATGATCTATCCTTAATAGTAGGCGTATTGGTTTTTACGCCTAAACATTGCTGGTTCTTCAGGCTCATCAGACGGCAGTCTAATAAATCCACCGTTACGAAAACGCATCAAAGCCTGGGTCGTGGAGTCAACTAAATCATCGTTTGAACCGCTGGGGAAGTCATTGCATTCTTCCATAACTTCTTTAGCCCAACGTTTATCGGGCGCCCAGACGATCCCAGATGAAAATAAATCGGTTACTGAATTGACCCTAGCAATCTTATCCTGTCCTTTGCTTGGCGTGAACTCTTGTACAGGCACGCCCATGCGTCGGATTTCTTGGTAAAGCGCAGACCCGTTGGACTTTTTCTCAACAATAAAAGTATCCGGTTGCCATTCTTTGTATTCTTCAAACACCATCTTCTTTAACTCGGGGTACTCCATCCGCTTCTTAATAGCATTAAGTAATATGATGTTGTAGTTGTTGACTTCTTCGTTTAAGAACACGCCCCATATAGTCAAAGCGTTGTAGTCAGCTCTATTATTAGTTTCTTGTGCTGCATCCAGGGACATAATGATGTATTCGCACTGGGGAGGGTCGTCTTTCTCCCAAATATTCCACCATTCACGCTTAATTAACGCGCCTTCTTCAGCCGTCGGGTCCTGCATATACTGGGCCTGCCAGTATCGTGGATCAAGTGAGGCTTTCTTGGCATTTAATTCTTCTACGGACCAAAATTCAGGCCAAAGTGTGTTGCCACTTGGCAAAATGGCAGGGAATTCAACGATCTCCCACTGTTCTGCATCTTCATTCTTAGACATGTGGTTAATAACCTGACCGGTTAGATCAAGTTTCGACCATCTAGTCATCACAATAATAATAGCGCCCCCAGGCATAAGACGCTGAATAGGACCAGACTGAAACCACTCCCAAGCGGGAAGAAAAACGTCTGCTCTTCCTTGTTTAGCCTCTTGTTCGGAATGAGGATCGTCAATAATAAAAAGGTCAGCCCCCCTACCAGCAAGAGCACCCCCAACACCAATAGCAAAATATTCGCCATTAAAGTTAGTACCCCATCTAGAGGCCGATTTTGAGTCTTGTTGTAACTCGATCTGCGGGAAAATTTGCTTATACGGGTCACTTGCCACCAAATTTCGGACTCTTCTACCGAAATTTACGGCTAAATCAGCCGTATGGGAAGCCATAATGATCTTTTTATGTGGATACTTACCTAAAAACCAAGCTGGAGCTAGGTAAGAAATGAGTTCTGACTTGCCGTGGCGGGGTGCAATGTTCACAACTACCCGCTTTTTGACCCCGTTGGCTATATCTTCAAAGATTTTAGCCAGCCTTTTGTGGTGTGGGCCTACTTTATAGCCTGGGTATACGTGGTCTGCGAAGGCTAATAGCTTCTTTTGCCCTAGCGATTGGGCTTGCTTGGACTCCCAGAACTCTAAATCCCGCAAAATCTCCCGTTTTTCGTCTGGAGATGCATGAGGCAATAGTCTTCTAAGGGCCGCTATCTTCTGAGGTGTTAGTTTCAGTTGGTTCGACATCAATTATGTCTTGAGCATCGGCGTATTTGGTGAGTCGCTCAAGTTTTTCCAGCTTAGCCAACAGATCTTTTTCCACCTGATCGATGGGTTTGACCTGCACCGTTAATTCTGATCGACGCTTGAAGGCATCTACGCCATCAACTTCGCCTAATGCTTTCAATGCCGCAATAACATCCTTGGCACTTCCTGATTCAGTCTGTTCAACAAGCTTATTAACAACAAATATTTTAAAGTCAGCAAGATCCCTAACAATCATTTGATCATATTGGGACACCATACCAGCTAGGTATGCAAGGGTTTCATTCTTGTAATTACTAAATTGAATATGTCCTCTGGGGTCTTCAACCATTTTCTTAGCCAATGCGCGAGCTTCGTCTTTATCTTTATCGCTGGGATGTATTGGTTTGCCTTGGAGATCTGATATAAGTTTTATAGTTCTCGCCCTGACTTCCAATTCTTCTTTTGGAGTCATAGGGGGTAAGGCTTCTGCTGCGTTGGCGGGCAGGGGGATATTGGGTTCTATGTCTAACATATATGTTGGCATAGGTTCGTAATGTAAACGTATGGTACCTAAAAGACAAGGGGGGTGTTTCTATATTTGAAAAATTATAAATCGTTTGTGCAAATTATGGGGTGTAGGGGGGTGCGAGCGAGGCGGCCGATCCAGGG